ATGACCATCACAGCTTCTCCGTTGCGCTACCCGGGCGGTAAATCAAGTTTGCTGCCAATGGTAAGCGAGTTGCTGCGAATTAATGGCCTTTCGCAACAGCCCTATGCTGAGCCGTATGCAGGAGGTTGTGGTTTAGCCTTAGACCTCCTGTTTGGTGGCCACGTCAGTGAAATTCATATCAATGATGTTGATCCCTCAATTTGGTCGTTTTGGCACTCAGTGCTTTTTCAGACAGTTGAATTGGTTGACATGATTGAAAAAACGCCCGTGACGGTGGAAGAGTGGCAGAAGCAAAAGGAGATACAAGCGGCCCCGAGCAAAGCTGACACGCTATCACTCGGCTTCGCTACCTTTTTTCTAAATCGAACCAATCGTTCAGGCATCATAAAAGGCGCTGGCATGATTGGTGGCATTCAACAGAACGGAAATTACAAAATTGATTGCCGCTATAATAAAAGCAATTTGATCCGTAGAATTCTCCGAATATCGAAGTACAAAGAACTGATTTTCCTTACAAATATGGATGCATTGGATTTTATGTTGAATAAAGATGGCGCGATCCCAGCCGAGACGTTCTTCTGCATAGATCCGCCCTATTTCAATAAAGGCTCCAGCCTTTACACTAGTTTTTATGGTCCCTCTGATCATGCGGGTGTCGCCGATCTAGTAATGAAGCTCGACCACCCATGGATAGTTACATATGATAATGTCCAAGAGGTCCGAGACCTTTATCCAGATCAAAAAAAATATGCTTTCAATATCAATTATTCCGTTCAGACCAAACGCGTTGGTAATGAGCTTTTGATTGCATCGAAGCATGTGACAATCCCCGATTCACTTGCAACGCTCAATAATGGAATTGCTTACGCAGCCTGATGCATTGCTACCTGCTCACAATACTTGAGGCTGACCTCTGACAGAGCCGTGAGAAGAGATCCTCTGTCGATGGCGCATAACTAAATAACAAACCGGCCGGGCCAAGACGGCCGGTTCAGGTAGGGACTAAGGAGCACGTCGGCGCTGACTGGCTTCCAGACGCTGCAGGATCTCCTTGATGACCTTCAGGTCCCCGCCCTGCCCCGATTGCGTGGATTGGATCTCTTTTACCGTCTGAAGCATGCTGGACTGTTGCTGCTCGTTTGTGGTGAGCCGATACGATAGGTTATCAGCCATACCGGAAAGCTTGCGAACATCCCCCTCGACACTCTTGATCCGCTCGTCATACCGAGCCTCTATCGCCTTGCCATCGGCTTCCCGCTGTTTATCGGCATCCGCACGAGCTTCCCACTTGGCGAGCTGCTCGCGCTCGACTCGCTGGATTTCAGACGAGTTCGTGCGGATATCCGTCTGGATCCGCTCGACGTAGCCGCCGCCCTTCCATATGGCTGCAAGGGCACTGAACACGATCAGGCCCGTATTGATGAGTGAACCGAAACGCCGCCAGACGTCCTCGACATGCTGAAACCCTTTCATTTCGCTGTCCTCGCGCTTCACTGAAGCCCCCTTTTCACTTCATCGTAAAAGCCGGCGCACCGGTCCGTCCGTGCGTTCTGCCGATCGAGCGCCTCACGCTCACGTTTGAGGATCGATAGTTTTTCCTGCCCCTCGACAAGCGGCGCATGCGCTTCCTTGCGCCGGCAATCTTCCGGATAGTCGGGAAGGTTCATTCCCGCAGCGGCCCGGCCCTGAGTTTCAGCGGCTGCGATCAGTTTCCGGTCAGCGGCGCAGGAACTCAGTATCGTCGTTATCAAGCAGGCAAGCGCGGCCCGCCTCAGCAAGCTTGCGTTCATAGTCTGCGATCTCCCGTTCGGTTTTTTCAGTCCGGGCAGCGTCAGCCGCCCAGACATTGCGCAGTTGCTGTTGATAGGCGGATGTGACGAACTCGCTGACTTTCAATTGGCGCTGCAATTCGTCCCGCTCGGCGCGAGCTACAGCAAGCTCGAACTGCGGAACAAGGCCTTTCTTCGCCTGCCCTTCGAACAGGAAGCCGACAGCCGGCAGATCCTTGAGAACCGGAACGCCGTTGAAGTAGATCGAGCCGAGCGCGATGCCGGCGACAACGCCAAGACCGATCTTGATATAGTCAAGCAGGCCGAACATCAGCGCAGACCTGCGAGGCAAAGCTCCAGTTCGCCGATGCGCTGCGCATCACCGTATTCCCGGCGCTTTTTCAGGCCCTCGATAACCTTGCCGCCGGCGCGGTTGTAAAGCGTCATCGCATGGCAGGCTTCGCTCCATTTGCGTTCGGCCATTCGTCGCGCTGCTGTTGACTTGCAGGCAGCGCCGATACCGACGTTGTAGGAAAGATCGAGCATTGAGGCCTGCACGCTGATCGGAGCGAGATCGAAGGTGACAATGCATTTCTGCAAAGGCTTGCGGAAATCATTCTCCAGCCGCGTTTCCAGCATCTTGAGGCATTGCGCATCGGTGTAACTGTCACCGGGCTTCACGCCCTTGGTTTCGCCAGCGCAAACCGTCCAGACGCGGCCCAGCTTGTCATAGTAAGCTTTGTTCTCGACGCCCTCCCACGGAACGGTGAGATAGGCTGCAGTCATTGCGACAAGGCCAAGTCCGGACGCGAGCACGCCCTTTGCACGTTTACTCATTTGAGGAATCCTTTTGGGAAATGATGCGCGCCATGAACGCCGCGATCGTCACGACGAACATCAAGAGGCGAAACCATCGGTCGGAGATGAGGGATGTGTCGGCCAGATAGGGCAACACGGCTTCGAGGCCGGTCAGGATGCCGGCAGCGATCAGAAGGCGGATACTCCACGCATAGCGAAGCACCCACCTCCAGTCGGAGACGAGTTTCATGGGAAATTGATTGTTTTATTGGTTCAGATCAGCCGGTCAGCCGACGAACGCCGCGTCGATCTGGGCTTCCGTGGTGATATTGCCGGCATCGATAGCGGCCAGCACTTGCGCCTCGATCCCGTAGCTGTTCCGAACGTGAAGACGGACGGCTGCGGCAAGTTCGTCCATCTGTTCGTTTGTCAGTTGGCGAAACTCACCATCCGCAAACTTCCACGGATCGCCGTCGGCGCGCTCGCCTTTTTCGATGGCAACAGCCTCAGCAATGATCTTGCTCTGGCTTTCACGGTCGGAAAGAACAGGCCAGCCATTCCAGACGGTTCCGCCCACTTCGCGCTCCCATCGCTTGGCAGCGGCATATTCTTGCAGCGTCATGCCGGGGTGTTCAGTCTGTGGAATGCCGTCATCGACTGGGACAGTTTTTGTGGGAGGTTCAAGGCCAAGCGCTGCATAATGCATCGGGTAGCCCTTCTTGCCGATACGAGCGCTATCGATGATCGTTTCAGTTGCTTGCATTTTTACTATTCCTGTGCGCTGACTATGCCAGCTTTATGGGAGGGGGAAATGAACCAACTTATGGAAGAGTACATTCTTGGCGTGTTGCTCGGCTTGAAGGTATCAGTTGGGGCAATAGCCGCACGGCACATAGCGACATCCGATGACCCTGATGCCGAAATACAAACGCTCAATGATCTGGCGCATAAAATACTGTCTATCGAAAAGATCGCCTCATCCGACGCAGAAAAGATAGAACGGATAAAAGCTGGTGCCGAACAGACCATTGATGACGCGATAGGGAACATTTTCCGCTCTCCGGGATGATAAATTTGCCTGGTCTTTTGGCGAGATCGTCGGTGATAATCACGTCCATTACGCATCCTCCTTTTCAAACTCTGGCACAAAGCGGCCATCGCTATCGGTGTTGGGGTCGAGACTGGACTTGACGAACGGGTCATTACGTTCAGCAATCACAACCCAAGAGACCAGATCGGTGCAGGTTTCATCCTCGCAGATGATCTCAAATGTTCCGCCGTTAATTGGCCCCGGCTTCAGCTGCGCAAAACCGTCCTGATTTTGCAGACTGGTCACGACAGCGTTTGTAGTGAGAGCGGCGAACGTGCCAGATGTCATATTGCTGGCGGCATCGATATCGACTGTAGCGCGGCCATTCTCAAGCTGCACAGTGCCGCGGTAGATCAAATCGTATCGAGGTGCTTCCACGAAGCCGTGACGGAGATTGCGGTTGAAAGGGTCAATCGGATGGTCGATCAGAAAGGTGCCGCCGCCCTTGGATATGGTTCCATTAATGTTCACACCAGTAGACAATATTTCGAACGGCGTCCCTAAGTACGCTCCATTACCGGCATCAAACCTTGCAAATATAAGCTTTGCGGACGCTTCGATTTCCATAGACCAATGGTATTGATCGGAATTGTTATACCCGAATACCAACATCTGAGACGTATTCGGCCATGTTCCGGCCCTAACTTGGGGTCGAAAATTGAACCTCTGGTTCCCATTGAAGACATTACTTCCCGATAAACTAGCCTTCCCGTCAAGCGCTGTTTGAGTTGCGGCACTAACAGGCAAACCAGACTTTTCCTGCAATGTTCCGTCGCCTTGGACATATTGGGCATTTGTGCCGGTGGCGAGGGACAGCAAAGCCTTGCCCAGTGTGCCGAGATCGATCTGCACAAGGCTTTTGGTAGCATCTGTACCCAGTAGTTTATTGGCAAGCAGCGCTATCTCTGCGAGTGAGGCAAGGTTGTCGACATTCTCCAAATTGTTAATTACTTCAATATTCCCGATGCTGATTTCCCGGATGATCTGCGCCAGCCGGTCATTCATGGCAATATTCGAGATAGCCGCTGCTCGCTGCCGATCAATGGCATAATCAACGCCAGTAGCATCAACGCCGATATACGGAATCGCGAGCGTAAGCTCTGTTTCACTGGCAACCGACTGGATGGGATATGCGCCGCCACCAGCATAGAACACGCCGCCGACAATGAGCGCCGTCTCCCAGCCGGTGCCGGCACCGGTGACCGCAGTAGAGCCGTTCGCCACCGTGACGGTGCCGACGGTGTAGAATTGATCCTGATAAGCCATAGAAATCCCTCCGCCCCAAATACGGAGCGCGATTGCGTAAAGGATATTGAAAGGTTAAGCGGCCAAACGGGCGCTCAGAATGTGGTAACGGACACCGTCTGGATCAGGCAGATTACGGAGAAACCCGCCAGATCCGGTATCAATGTCGGTATCAGCGCCGGGATTGATGTGCACAACGATGCGGTTGTCCTGCACAACGGTCACACATGACTGATTGGTCGGCTTCCAGTTATTGGTGCCGGGTGCACGAATATATTGATGGAAACCTTGCGTGATCCGCTGCGGCCAATTGCACATAACCTTCGGGAAGATGAACTGCCCAGCCCCGTTGAAATTAACGATCGCGGCATGCGAGCCGTACCGCCCATCGAGAACGTTCGCCGTCGAAAATGATGATGCCGGTATCCAGTCACTCATCATCACCCGCACCGATGGAAACCGCGTATCGAACAGGATATCGTTACCGCTCGGCGCACTATCGCTGGAACCGGGACGCTTGATCTGGACGTGACCGCCTTCAAGGCTGCGCATGACGGCAGAACCGCCCGAGGTCTGCGCTTGTGTGCTGGTCGCATAGACCATGTATCGAACGTAGACCGCATAATCACCTTCGACGCTGAAGGTGATGCCATTTGGATCGATGCGGTAGTAGACGCGCATTTGCCGCCCGGTCTTGTTTGCAGTCCGATCAACAGCAGGAATTGTGAAATCCAGCCCCTGCAGCGCGATAATCGTGTCCACGAACATCGACTCGTGAAGCGGAAACGATGTTGTGCGCGGCACGTAAATGGAGCTGTTCGCGGCAATGAGCGGCGTCTGCCCCATCATGACACACATATTCGGAACGCGAGTGCTATCGATCAACCGCTGCCGGCCAGCTGAATTGTCGACCTCGAACCCTCTTCGCGTCAGAACGAACATCGACGGATTGATGCGCAACATTTCCTGACCGACGACAGGCGTTGCACCGGGCGATGTTATCGGCGCATTGTTCGCCGGCAGATCCCATTGACAGACCAAGGCTCGATAAAAGCCGCCGCTCTCATCGTTCACCAGAGTGTTTGAATAGGGCGACTCGTTGTTGTTAATGCGCCCTACCCAACCCGTATATCCAATATCGGGATGAATGCAGCGAAACCCTCGGATATTGTTACCGCCCGCGCCAGTAGCTCCCGGCGTGGAATAGGTAATGTCGGAATTGTAGGATCGGACAGTTTGGACGCGATCCTTATTGCCGGACGGGCTGTTGATGTAGCCAACCCTGACGCGACCCCAAGCGTCCATCAACTTTGCTTCAAAGATCGGCACGATGCCAAGGTCGGCAAAGCGGGCGAATATCTCATAGTACATGAAATAGTCAGTGTCGCTGACACGCTGGACACAAAGCGCCCGCTTCGCAACCGTCGGTGATAAGCCGTCGACCACATAAAGATTGCCGTTTACGCCCGTAGAAGGAACATAAACGGCAGGATTGAAGCCATTGGAAAAATAGAACTTATCCCAGAGATAGGACAGGTTCTGTGTTTCCGAGTTGAAGTAATAGCGGTCGTAGGCATCGTTCGCCAGCGTCAGAGGATCGTCAGTGTCATAGACCAGATCCTTTATCACAGGCCCGACACCGGGCTTATACCCCATGAAGAACTGCGCCATCAGCGGAACATCCTGATATCGGCAAGATCGCCGTAGCCACGCATAATCAGCTTGCCGTTTGTCGACTGGAGCTGGTCGAAATAAAGCGTCGCCAAGCGGATATCCTTGAGCTTCAACGTGCCATCTTCAAAAACGAAAGGCAGATTGCGGGTCGTACCGTCCCAGATAACGAACTGGTTTGCCAGATTGACGATACGGCTCTTGAGAACGCCGTTCTCAAGATAGACCTGAATGACCATTCCAGACTGAATGAACGCATCATTCACCGTCGCACGAGCGAGGATGGCGATTTCAGACAAAACGCCAGCGGGCGGCGGAACCTGCGCCTTGAATGAGATCAAACCACCCGCAGACACATTATCGACCATGGCTTGCACACCGAGCATGGCCTCTGCGATGGCCGTTATCTCACCGTCCAATTCCTCGACAGTAGCCTTTTGCTCCAGAAATGATGCCGCCAAGGCTCTATTGGTTTTTACGACGGCAGCACTCGTGTTGAAAACCTGCCCTGCTCCAACCGCCGTCGCTGCCGCCAAACGCTCGACCAGATCATCATATTTGTCATTGATCTGCTGAACGTTCTTCAACATTTCCTTCAGCGCGCCGCGTGTCTGCTCTAACTCGACAACCACGCTTTGCATGCCGGTCGGAGAAACGGTCGTTTTCCAAGGTGTGTAACTCTTGAAACGATCCGGCACCGTCGTGATCGTTGCCCTGCCCTGATAGAAGCGGCCAGACTGCACGTTTTTTGACGTGACGTAGTTTCCCGCTTCAGGTTCGGTGCACTGATCTTCAAAGATCTCGTCTTCATCAGCTATGCGATAGAAGAATCGTACGGCTGTGATCGTGGGATCTTCTGGCGGTTGCCAAGTGAAGCGCAGTGCCGGCTGTTCATACCCGTCAGCGCCATTGACCATGCCGACTTCGATGTTGAAGTTCTGCACCGTCGAAAGCAGGGACGGATTGATCGGTTCATCTGGCGGTATGACAATTGGCCCCGGCTCGATGCCATCTTCTGAATAGATGCTTGCAGCCGTTTCACTCAGCACGAGCGTGAAGCGGAAATCGTCGCTGCAGCGCCATTCCTCGACCATCCATGTGAGGCCATCGAAAGTTACCCAATCGCCTTCCTGCGCAAAAGTACCGATGCGCCAGCTGACCGGAAGTGTAACCTTGCCACCAAGCCGTTGCTGGCGATAGCGGATGTTGAGCAGATATTGCGCCGCATCGGCATCGGTCACCTGCAGGAAGTCATAGGAAGTCTGCCGGCGACGGCCGTCAGCAGCAACGTCGGCATTGACAACGATCGGTTTGAGGCTTTCCGTTCCCCAGTTGCTGTCGGGAGACGTAAACTGGCCCGACATCATGTTGTAGAGATCGAACGCGGACTTCCGGTACGAGATTTCCGATTCCCGCTCTGCCGGCAGATCGTCAGGCCCGATGTTGATGACGGGTACTTGAGGCGCACCGGCGATGACACCGGACAGACCGCGACGATTGACGGCAAAGCCCGCCATCGCATCCTCAAATTCCTTGAGGATTTCCGTGTGATCGTCGTCACCGTTGACCCAGATATTGCAGCTGTAACGCGGCTTGCCGCCCCGCTGCTCATCGCAGACATTCATCGACGCCAGATAGGTGCCAAGATCCAGCTGACCGATCGACTTGCCCTCGCCGATCAACGTGCGACCAGAAACAAGGCCGCGCAGACCGATCTGATAGTTCATGCGCTGCACAGCGGGATTGAGCGTGAATTCCCACGTGGCGGGATTGTCAAGGCGGTGCGAACCGGAACCGCCAGCGATCGTGCTGTCCTTGCGCACATCGTAACAGCGCAGGCCACGCAAGACCCACTCGATCTCGATGCGGCCCTTCTCGAACTTGTCGCTATCGTATTTGCGCTCAAACACAACATAGGTGTAGCCGGCGCAAACACTGGATTGCTTCCAGCTGCGGCCCAGCCCGACGGTATCGTTGACAAGTTTCTGATCGACGGCCTGCCCCGGCCTGCCGTCATAGAAGCGGATCGATATGAGGTCGCCAAAACCCGTTACGCCATAATGCGCAGCCTCGCCGCCGATCTTCGGGCGCTCGACCAGATTGTAGCGCTGACCATAGAAGAAGACATACGGCTCCAGCCCGTCACACCAGCCATTTGCCAGCATGTAAACGTCCGCATTATATTTGTTGCCCGAACCCCACTTGCCGTAAAACACACGGTGCCCGCGTGTCTTGCCGATGCCGTAAAGCGTGGTGGCCGCGACGTCGGCACCATATTGCACCTCGCCTTGGACCGCAGAATATTTGCGAGCCTTGCGACGGTTCATATAGTTGGTGATGCCGAGCTTGGCCGCAAACGCCAGACCGCCAGCAATCAAGGATGCAGCCAGCAACGAGCCGCCAAAAAGCGCACCCGCTATGGCCGTGCCAATAGCAGTGAAAATCATAGAGATTTTGCCTTCAGATCAGGTCAGGTGCGGAATGCCGCAATACAGTCGGTGACGCGGAAATAGGCTGCCCCGGCAGCGGTCTTGGTTTCAAAGCGCCCGGAAGCGCCGAGGCAAACGCCGACATGCTCGCCGCCATCAACCAAGATCACGACGATATCGCCGATCTGGGCCGCTGCCGGCGCGATCTGCTCCAGATGGGAAGCGAAGAACGTAGTAAGCGATCTATGCCCGCGCTTGCGCAAAGCCTTCTGCGCTCCGGCCAGAGTCTTGTAGGAACCCCAATAGGTGGCCGTCATCTTGCGGGTATAATCGAAGGCATCGGCCATCTGACAGCCGAGAAAGAAGCAATCCGATTCCCCGTAAACGTAGGGCTTGGATCGCTCGGCCTCCAGCACCGGCATCATGATTTCAAAGCGGGTCATCGCTGCCCCCATTCCTCGACGTCTGTCGCAGTGACCGACGCATATTCAAAACAGGTATCGTTCGGATCGTTATCGAACTGCTGTTCTGACTGTGATCGGCGCACCAGGGTTGCGCCGCGAGCGGATCGTCCAGGCGGCTGCAGATCTATCTTGATATTCAGCGTCCGCGTCCCGTCGCGCTGTAGAGCACCCTTCGGATAGCTCACCTTGTCGATTTCATAGATGTAGGAGACAAGGATCCCGACGACTTCATCCGTACCGCGAACGCCGGCCAGATGGCTGATAACGACAGGCGCATTGAGATAGTCAAACTGCTCGATCTTGGCGATAAGATCATCCGGATCCGCTGTCGGGATGTTCGAAAAGCGGATCGTCCGTGTCGTGACCGACGTTCCGACGGCACTGGTCATCGTGCCGGGATCGAGAAAGCGGTTCGGCAGATAGCGCAGGCCGTTATAGGTGTAAGGCCTCCCGCCACGATGATAGCCGACGGATCGTCCCGGCAGGTCGAAGCGGATAAGATCGAGGCGGACGATATCGCCCTTGTCGATCAGAGCTTTAACGGCGGGATCCAGACTATTACTCATAATAGAACATCTCCGTTGCCGTGAAGCTGACGTTGCGGTCAGCCATGGCCTTCGGTGCAGACCAGCTTCCCGGATCAATCTGCATCAGGCAGCTTGCCCGATGGAAATGCACCGTGCACGGCACCGAGAAGTGCTGCAGATCAATCGGATAATCGAATAGAATGGTGGCGCGACCGGCAGCAGAACCGGTCACAGGAGCCGCAATCGTATGCAGAGAACGTAGCAGGTTCGACCGCCGAAACTCGACATAATCCCCCTCGACCAGTTCGAATAGCGGCGGCAGGTCCTGCAGCTCTGCCGACCGCGTATTGATGAACGATCGGACATTAGCATCGCCATTAAACCCGGCAGGGAAGCCACCGAGATACCTGAGCGGGCGCTGCCGATCGATATCGTAGCCGAGAAAGAACCCGCCATTATCCGAGCATTTCATCCGGAAAGACGCCATCTGTCCCGATTGCTCCCGCGTCAGGAAATCAGTGCGGTATTTGGCGACCCAATAAGCCGTGCCGGTCGATTGCCCTTCGACACGCCGCCCCTCCATACGTTCAGAGCTGGAGGGGCGTATCGGGTCAAACTCGCACTGCGCGAATGGCACAGCAGGAAGATTAACAAGCATTACCATGTGTCACCGTTCTGCCGTCTGTTCTGCTGGTTTTCGTCATGTTGCTGCACGATGCTGACAGTCTGCTTGCCACTTTGTTCAAGGATCTGACCGACCAGATCCGGGCCGAGATCAACCCGGATAACGGTGCGGCTTTCCTCGGCGGACGATCCGGAACGGCTGGCGCCAGACCCGAAATTCTGGACGCCAAGCCGGCCATCAGCTCCGCGAGTAAGTGGCATGATTGCTTCCGGGCCGGCTTCACCCATAAGGCCTACCCCCTTTGCGAATGCAAACATGGTAGGGCGCGAAACAATCTGATTTGTGAAATTGCCACTGAAGCTCGACAGGCCGGACGAAAAAACACCACCCTTGGCATAGAGACCGCCCGACATGGATGGCGCAGGCGGAAAGTAACCAGTCCCACCGCCTCCGCCAAACAAGCCGCCGAGGAAACCGAAAAGCCCTCCCCCGCCGCCAATGCCGGCACCGGCCTGCCCGACCTGCATGATGGCGTTGACAACGTCATTCAGCATCTTGTCAATCAGGCGATCCATAATGGTAAGCCCGGCTTGCCCCAATTCCTCGATTGTGATCTTGCCGTCATCGAACGCCCGGACAAGGGATTGTCCGAAATCAAGGGCGGCATCCCTGTTCTCAGCAAGCTGCTCATTGAGCCGGATCTGACCCGCGAGGATCTGTCCCTGACTGGAAAGTGGATCAATGCCACTACTCCGCAGCGTGGACGCGACCCGCTGTTCAGTTGCGCTGCGGAAAAGCTGCTCGCGTTCGAATCGCAGTTCCTCCGCGAGACTGAGAGCCGCAACCTTTTCGGCAACATCACCATAGGTCTTGGCAAGCCGCTCCAGCTCTTTCCGATGCTCCGGCGTGACGGAACGACCCTTGTCTTGCGCACGCTGCAGCAGATCCAGTTTCATACGATACGCATCTGCTGCGACACCCGTCTTGCCGACAAGCTGCTCTTCCAGCTTCATCTGGTCGATGCGATCCTGCGCCGACTTCACCAGATCCCGGTATGCATTTGCATCCCGCTGCGCCGCACGCTCCGCGTCAGATCGCCGGGGCTTGCGCTCCAGCTCCCGCTTCTGGCTTTCCAGACGGTTGACGATTTCGTTATCGGCACCAAAACGCTGATTGAACCGATCCGGGGAAAGCGGGCGGTATGGCTGCGATGGATCGTAACCAAGATCACTTTTCGGAGTGGAGTTTGCAAAGCCGCTCGCAGTCTCCTTGGCGAGCTGCATCGCCTCCACGAGCGACAGGATCTCGCCGCGCGCATCCCGAAGATCGGGGCTCGCAAACGACAGATTATTGATCGCAGTAAAGAGGCGCTGCGCGCTCAGCTCACCGCCCTTGAACTTCTCCCATAGATCCTGCAGCTCGCGATTGGCACGGTTTGGTTGCAGGCGATTGATGGCAGTTTCGATATTCTGCACGGATATCGCATAATCATTCAGTGTGCCGGAAACTTCACCCAGATTCCGTTGAGATGCCGCCGCCTCTTCGGTGACTTTAATCAGCGATTGAGCAACCTCTTCTGAGATCACACCAGCCTCACGAAGCTTGCCTATATCCTCGCGGAATTTGAGTACCGCAGGACGGCCACGTTCAACTGATCGCTGAAAAGCTTCAATTTCCTTGCTGGCGGCTTGAAAGCGAGAGCCAAACAGTGAAAAACCTTCTGATTTAGCCAATTCACCGAGCGCACTTTGTGCATCCGCCAGCAATCGCTTTCGTGCGTCACCTTGATCGATGCGAAGCTTGATCGCAACTACGGCCTCAGACTCCGCAATAAAGCGCTTTTGGTCTTCGATAACCTTTGCGTATGCGGGACCGATCGACAGAATGTTCTCGCGATGACGCGAAAGAATGTCGTCGGCTGAAGGGATCTTGTCCTCTAGATTAATAACATACTGCAGCAACGCCACACCGGCAGCGATCGAGCCAATCGTAACCAACGATATGGGATTGACGAGCTGCATGAAAGCAGACGCGACAGACGGGCCGATCCGCTCACCGCTAGCCTTGATATCGTTAAAGACCTGCGCGACCTGTGGACCCTGCTGGAGAGCAACCGTGTAGAACGGCATAAAGCCCGCCGTCGCGACAATGTCAAAACCCTGAGCAGCAAGATTGGACGTGTTGAAGTGACTCGGGCCACCAGACCGGGCGTCATTCCGCTGCTTCAATGCCGCTATGTTTTCGAGCGCCGCCTTGCGTTCACGCTGCAACGCTGAGGTCATTTCATCAACCGAGAGCGCGCCGACGGAATGCGCCTGCCGGATATCTGCCTGCACAGCACGATACTGCTGTATTACAGCGAAGAGCGGATTGTACTTTGCCCTTAAATTGTCGAGTTCACGCCCATAGGCCGCAATATCGCTGCCACGAGCATCGCTCGTAATGCCATCGGTTACGCCAAGACGTCGATTGTAGGCGAGCTGGGCAGACTGGGCCACGGCAAGCTTATTTTGCGCGCTCGCCGCACGTTCGGCCACGAGAGCCTGCACTTCAAGCCGTTGATTGAGCGACGAAACCAACGGAGCAAGACTAACGTGGCCTTGCTGCACGAGGGTCATCGCGTCGGCAACCAGTCCGTATTTCTTATAGGCAGCATCCAGCAGCACCGCAGCGCGATCAAGGTCCATGCCGCGATCGACGCCACGACCGATGGCTCGAAGCGTGCTTTCGAACTTGGCCGCATTGTTATAGCCGTCAATAAGCGCCTTGCTTAGTCGAACAGAGCCATTGGCCGTCTTTTCCATCGCCGCATCAGTTTGGGCCAACGCAGCACCCACCGATTTGCTCGACTGCGCACCGGCCTTGTCGGCAGCGACCTTTTGGTCCATGCCCCGCTTATAATTGGCCGGGTCAAAGTCAGCGGCAACCCGTAGCGAACTAAGCTGAATTGTCACAGCAGCACCTCAGCTGAAAAGAATCGGATATCGTCAACCGCAATCAGGGACAGGGAACGGGATATGGCAGTCGACAGGCTACAAATGCAGGTGATTATTGGTGCAGCACTGACAGCTGCCCTATTTGTTGCAGGCGGATCCGCAATCTACCTCAAGCACAAGGACGATCAGCTACGCGCCGAACAAAGCGAGACGGACGCTATCGCTAGGTGCGAAGAAGCCATAAAGCGAACGAACAAGTACTCGCTTGTCCTTACGGACGATAATGTTCGTCACGGTCTAGAATGCAGCTGGATGTATCCGCAATTCAAATGGTTCAAAGCACTATATGACGAACGCTCGCCAAATTCGCCGACAAGGAAGCCCGATAACTAACCGGACTTCTGTTTCTGCAGCTCATGCAGATGATCAAGCCATTCGGCATCGATCGCCATAACTAACGCCCGGAACACATCGAACGCGACGCCCTCGATGTGATACCGTCGGGCATAAATGTCCAAGGCCTGAAAGCTGATAGGGCTCTCACCCCCAAGCGCACCGTATTGGCGGTCATACCGAAGGAAGTGCCAAGCGCGGATGTAATAGCCATACCATTCCGGCCCGGTCGCCTCTGGTGGAGGCTTTGGGGCGGGGATCGCATCGAATGCATCAGGCTCAGACGCTCGCAGCTTGGATAGCCAGTCATCTTGCCCCTTCCGCTTGAGCTGATAGCGGAAGGCGGCTCTCAGTTTTTTTCTGCGGCTTCCAGAAACTCGACCTGACGCTTGCCCACCTGACCGGCGCACCAGTACACCATATTGCGCACCAGTCGGCCTTCCTGCGAGGCGAGAAGCTGGCGAGCACCTACCGGATGATACTTTTCATCAAGCCCGCGCCAATCCAGCAGCAAATGATCGGCAGCAAGCTCGCCGTCGGCTGCACCAACCTCTTCGACCGGCACTGGATCATTGTTGTATTTCTGCGCAAATTCCACCTGCCGTTCTGTCTTGGCGGTCAGATAGGCTGGAAAGTTGGTCGACCGTACCTTGAACGCCAGACCGGGCAAATCACCGAGTCCAGGCCAACTCTTGACGAGGATCCACTCGCCATCACGTTCGGTAGCAACATCAGCCTTCAAGCTGCTGAGTTTGATTGTCTTTTCCATTGCATGATCCTTTGTCGGAAGGAGGCGGGACAGCGTCCGACACCGCTATCCCGCCGTTTTCGCGCGAAACCCGTATCGGCGGGATGGTGTCACTTTTCGTAGTATTCGAAGCGATCCACGATCAGATGCGCCGAGGTCAGCGGATCCTTGCTCGCCTGTCCGGTGAGCGGCAGCATCACATCCTGATTTTTGCCACCGGCGGAAACCGCGCCATCGGTGTAGACATATCGCGGCACTGCGAAAATCAGCGCCTGACTATCCTTTTCGATGCGGGTACTGATATTGGTCGGCGTACCAGCAAAAAGCTTGGAAAGAAGCGCATTGCTGCCAAAATACGTGGATAGTTCGACCTGCACATCAAAGCTGCCCTGCCCAATCGCAACTGGACCGACCTTGTCATCACTGCGGATAGCATTGATCATGCGGAGATTGTTGTTCACCGTCAGCTTGAACGACTGCACGAAGTTCGGTCCACCGACGGCAACGCCATTTTCGGCAATCCTGCCAACATTGACCGCAGCAGCCATAACCGGATTGCTGGTTTCCGGATCCGGCGTGTCATCGAGCGAAACCGTCGACTGATCGCCAGTGGTGCCGCTGAAAGTCATCACCCACTTGGCAATCTGTTCAGCTTCAAAGGTGAATTCGCCCTGCCCTACTGCCATCGAGCTTTGCACGATGTAGGTGGGCTGGGCCTGACTCATGAAACCGCGTTCAAGCGTGCCGGTGAAGAGATCCACCCCGTTGCGGATCGTATCACCGAAAAACACCCGGATCGTCTTGCCTGCGCCGGCATTCGCGGCCCAATTGATCGGCAGATTATCAAGCGTGATCTTGTTGATCGTCACCGCCACAACACGGGCAAAGGTATTCAAGCCTTCGGCGTCGAAGCGGAAGGCAGCGCCGATACCCCCGATCTTGATCCACTGTCCGACCTTGAGGCCAAACGTGGTGAAATCAAGCGCCGTCGTCGTGATCCCATCCGCAACGGCCTTGATGTCGCCCGCAGCACCCTCGAAACCGACAACGGCAATGCGAGCCGTCGCAGGCGGCGCGGCTTCATCGACAAGCTTGTCTGCACCGACTGCCGGCACCGTCGCAGATCCGGTCTTGATGACAAACAGGCCGTTATTGGCAGCCTCAGCAAAGCCTGACAGGCGGACAAGATGGCCTGCAGCAAATGCTGCGCCGTCCAACACCGTCACTACGCCAGTCGCGCCGGCAACACCCGAAATCACACTACCGGCAGCGCCGTCGTTATCGCGACTGGGGCGCAGTGTCCAAGGCGCGGACAATAGCGAGCGCAACCAGCTGGAAAACGGACTGCCATCCGGAGGAAACGACAGCTCACCATTCACCGCGCCCTGCGACTGGACATTCACCTTGATCGGATCGGAGTTCATGCGATCAGCACGGATTTCTTCCGACTGCACGAAAACCGGCTTATATTGCAGGGATTCCCCGGTCAGGCGCACAGTGCGCATGCGAGGGTTTTCAGGAAGTACGCCCGGCGTGACTTCGTCACACCAAGTCATGCGCAGCCGATTGCTGTCCATTGTCATGGCTCCATAGGGTTGAATTTTAGGGAATGTTGCCGGATCAGCGTGATCGGCGTTTTGTTTTCACCGGCTGCACGTTTATTGCAGCAAGGTACCCAGCTGATTTCAGGCTATCGGCAGTGTGAGGCGACAGATCCGCATCGGCCTCGATCTTGTCGCCGACGCCAAAACGCTGGCGCGTAGAGCTGAAAGCCTGAATTACTTCATAGGTAACAGTCATCCTTCATCCCTCTCGAAATCGATGGTGACAGTCATGGCGTAATAGTTGCCATCCATTTTGCCGGGTTCACCGGCACCTATGGACGCGGTGCCAAAGCGGATCGAACCAATTTCCTGACCACGAAAAAGGTCATAGAGATGCCGGGAAAGCTGGCGCGCAGAACGCGTACCGCCGCCGTTTGGCACAAGCACATGCAGGCTGAGTTGCCCATTCTCGCGCCATCGGTTCGCCGCTTGTGTCTCCGCCCCGATCGACGCCTGATCCATCAGGTCTCCAAAAATCTCGACAAAGACGAACGCTGCAGGCTCACCTTCCAGTGGCCAATCCTCATTCTCGAAAACAAGCGGCGTAAGCGTCCATTGCGACCGGAGGAAATCCTCGATCGGCTCAAATGTCTGCGGAGTTGCCATGATTAGCGAACCAGATTGATAACCAGTGATGGATAGGTGAGAGGCCTGCCAGCCTCAGTGTCTTTGCGCCGTGCGAGGGTCGAACGGCCTGCACGATGGGCACTCGACTGACGAACCGCCTTGGCAGCGACGGTGCGCTGATGACCTTTCAGGATGTAAGGTACGAGCGGTGAAATACCGGCAGGCAGGTTAAGGAACTTGACCTGCACGCTGATGAACGACTGTCCAAACCGCCTAAACATGCGCTGGCGTGCCCGCTCGAACAATCGCGGCGGCACCGACATTTTCATGGCACCGACGTGGATCTTGCGCGTGTATGGCTGCACATTGGTGATGACGATCTCGGCGTCCGCAGATACATCATCATAACTGGTCACCAGACGCTGATCAGCCAGCACGATGAACGAGTCCTGATATCGCCCGGACTTTCGCGGGCTGTATTCGCGCAAGCCTGTGAGAGCCTCATTGATGATGGCCTGCCACCACACAAACTCGTAGACAATCGGGCCGGGCGCAGAGACGCTTTCCTCCGGCGCATCTTTCACGCGGTTGACGTAACGCTCATAGATCGGACTGCCCTCTCCCGATCGTAAAGCCTTCGCCAGTTCATCCTTCGCCATCTTTGCCAGCGCAGCGGAAATCGCTTCCTGCGAAAGCCCTTCGGTTGCAACGGCAATAGCACGATCGAAGAACTCGAACTTCGTGGTTGTCGATGCCATCAGCCCCGCACCCTCACATTCACCCGCACCGGCACATCAGCCATCCGGATAATTTCAGCGGACTCGATATTGGTAACTGTCCCAGCAACCACGATCTTGTCACCCTTTTTGACCGCCAGCGCAGGCGCATCGGGCAGCAGTACGATACTGCGGTCACCTTGAAGGATCGGACCAACCAGTTCGTCAGGTTTGAACCCTCGAACAAACGCCCGCACCCCTTTCACCTCGGACTCGATGGCACCGCCTGCCATCTTGCGCAGATCCACGTTCTGCCCATGACGCGCGAGCTGGCGCTCCAGTTTGGCGATGGCATGTGCCGGCGTCATGCGTATATCCTCAGTGTTGACAACAGCCGCTCAGTTGCCGAGCGCACAATATTGGAAACCTTGTCGGCATCGAGATATTGCGTGGATCCAACGCCCTCGACATCCTCCGATCGCACCTGCCCCGACGGCCCGGCAATAGAAAGCAGTTGTTGCGTGGCAAGAATGATGGCCTGCCGGGCACGTTGCGGCACCGGGCCTATTCCCTCACTGCCATCATATCCGGCACGATAGCGAATGCGGACGGCATCCGGCTCTTGTGCAAGATCCGTCGGCCAGCGAAAACTCGCAACGCCGCGCAACTCGGCGTAACCATCCGAACGAACGACACGGTAATTCTCAGGCGGAATAAACCAGTCTGTGCCCTCTCGATCAGTAAACTCGATCGACACAATCTCGACCACAGGCACGAACCGCAGGCGCAGCTCCAGAAAATCACACTGCTGTTGTTCGAGGATCTGCAGCCCCAGGCATCTGCCAAGCCAACCGGTGGGACCGTCGATATCTTCCGTGACAGCGCCGATTGCAGCAATGACAGATGCGTCATCCGGCGAATGGTCACCGGCTATATCAGCCGGCGTGACGATCGGCGCTGGCTGTTCAATAACGACGGTCGCCATGATTATTTTTCCTTGCCGGATTTCTTGGCATTCCCGATCTCTTCGGCAATTGCCGCGAGATCCATGTCCGCCTGCAGGCGCGCATCAGTGACTTCCTGCGCAATAGTGGCAAGCACCGTATCAGCTTCCGCGCGTGCATCGGCAACTTCCTTGTCGATCGCGGTAATGGCCGTACTGGCTTCATTGCGCTTGTCGGCAACCAGCTGATCGAACTTGCTGATCTGCGCGTCGGATGCGGCCTGCGCCTCCGATACACGTACGGCCTGCGACGGCGCCGCCGTTGCAGACTTGATGGCGACCGTACTGACGCGGGAGGCGAAGGCGCTTCGCGCCGCCTGATCGGCACCTTCATCCTTGTGCACACAACCAGCTGCTACGGCCCGATCAAACTGCAGATCGTCCAGCTTGATAATTTCACCATTCGCGACGGACGTGCTGCCGATCGTGAACGCGGATAGCGCCATGCGCTCAATGACTTTCTTGCTCATTGAAATCATCCTCGTGAGTGCGGCCTGCGCTCGGCAGGCCGTCACTGGTTAGGGGTTGAAGCGATTGTCGCCCAGCAACAGCGAGGCCGAAGCTAGCAATGCAGCGCCAGCGTCTGTGGTGAGATTAACCGCGACAAATTCAAAGCCGTCATCAATCGCGGACACCTTGACCTCGGCACCCTGTGCGATGGTGGCACCGCCTTCAGGCGCGATGAAATCGACAGGTGCCCCAAGATCCTTTGCCCCGGCCCCGGCAGCGCTCGTGGCCTGCTTGAACTGGACAGTTACTTTCTTGCCGGCAGCAAGATTGGCTGTGGCGACCGCTGCGAGGATCCGGCCCACGCCAACGACACTAACGAACGGGCCAGTCACGCCGGCAGCGATATCCTGCGGAGCAACACCGGCAGCGACACGCATGCGCTGCAATAGAGTGGAGTTCATTTGTCTGTACCTTTCATCATTTCGACAGACTGCGACGGACTGCAGCGCAGCCCGCCAAAGTTCAGATTGTCAGAGATCAGATGCCGGGAACGTCCAGCGCAACGAATGGCGATGCCTCATACCCGCCCTCAAGCTTCATCGGAGCCGTCAGCCATGGAGAACCATCGACGTTCCAGAAGATCTTGATGACAGTCTTGTTCCGCGTGAAATGCACGTGTTCGGATGCGGCGACGAACGGGCCGGAGCCATCCTTGATCAGATACTTGCTGAGATCAGCGTACCAGAGGTCGCCCAACTGACCCAAGGCCGGGTTGCGATCACTCATGATAGCCGCACGTCCCAACAGCGTGCCCGGTTCACCTTCGCGCATGGATGGAATCCAGAGCGGGCGACCCTCATTATCCTTGAGCTTCATGAGATCAACGAGCGCACCGCGGGAGTACACGAACAGACCATTCCCCATTCCCCTTCCGACCATTTCCGCAACATCGTCATAGGTGATGCGGTTTGCAACGGAACGCTTCACCCGATAGGTTGCAGAGGACTTGAGAATACCAAGTGGCGACTTGACGCCGGCACCGTTGAGGAACTTGAAATCCTCCGCCTGCGCGACCGCACCACGAAGCTGGGTTTCGAGGATGGACGAAGCCGCCTGCCAGTTGCGCAGCAGCTTATCGGTAACAGTGATCGTGCCCGCGACTTCATGAGGCGTCAGGGTGATTTCCCGCAGCTTCATGTCGGTATCCGGCTTTTCCTCGCCTTCACCAATCCATTCAACCTTCACGCCACCGAACATGTTCTCCGGCGCAGAACCCGTCTGATCAAGCGCCGCCAAGGTCACCGCGCTGTCAGGTGGGGATCCAGCTTCGATTACCGAAGCGCGCGGGCGGATGATGGCATCTTGCGCCGGGACACTCAGCAAGGTCTGGCGAAGCTGGGTAGGCACCATAAATCCGCCTGCTGCACCATCGTCCATGCGCTGCTCTGCGCTCATCTCACCAGCCGCAGCATTCTCGACATAGTTGAGACGCTGATCGTTCGGGTTGAAACGAACAGCATTAAGGAATTCGCCCATATTCTCGAATTCCTTACGCGCTTCCGGACCACCGGCACGCTGGATGCTGGCACCGCTGGAACGAGCTGGCACAACCGTATTCAGAGCTGCCGTGCTGGCTTCCATTTCTTCCAGACGCGTAATCCGCGTATCGAGCGTCGTTTTCCGTGCCTTGAGGCCATCAAATTCGGCCTGTTCTTCGGCTGAAAGATCCCGATCATCCGCCTCGGCAACATCGATAATTGCCTGCATCCTGCCGATCAGATCCACTCGCGAGGCCCGCAGGGCGACAAGACCCGATGCAAGGATTGCACCATGGTCACCATGCGGAATGTGCATTGCAGCCATTGTTTCGGCAGGCGAATAGATGCCGAAGAACGCAACCGTCGCGATGGCAGCAACAAGAAGTGCGCCGCAGAACAGCGCAGTTGGCGTAAAACGCTTCATTTTCAGTCTCCATGAGAGATACCGGACAATAGCTAATCGTCCGCTCGCGCCGGTTCGCGAACGTCACTTTCAACCGCGCTGGGCTGGATGATCAGATTTCGAGTGCGCGCCGCTCGCGAGCAGGCGCAAATGCCTTCCGGCGCTGGACGCCGCCGTACTGGGAAACGCCGAAACGTTTCAATGTCTCTTCAAGGGTAGCAACCCTGTCAGCCATGCCGAGCGAAACCGCTTCGGACGCATCCACCATGTCGCCCTCGCCGAAACCGTTGCGCACCTTGTCGGCATCGATGCCGCGATTACGGGCTACATCGGTCACAAACATATCGTAGGCAGCATCGATCTGCTTTTGCTTGCGTGAAAGGGTCTCGTCATCAAGCGGGCCGAACGGATGGCCAGATGCCTTGTAACGACCCGCTTTGATGATGGTCTTTTTGACGCCAGCCTTTTCCAGCGCCCCACTCAGATCGTCGTGGATGCCAAAAACGCCGATGGAGCCAACCGAACCTGACGGCGTGACGACGATCTCATCAGCCGCCGTTGCGATCCAGTAGGCGGCGCTCGCAGCCGTCGAATTGACATGTGCGATAATCGGTTTGATACCACGAGCATTGAAAATCATGGATGACAGTTCCGGCGTTCCGCTCACTGCGCCACCGGGCGAATCCGTATCGATGATGATGGCCTTGGTCGTGTCGCTGCGCAGTGCGCGCTGGAAGATCTGTGCAAACCCCTCATTGCTCGTGCCGCCCGATATGCTCGACATGAGGTTCATGCGGTTGGCAATCACACCCCGCAAAGGAAGGATCTGCACGTCGCCATCCTGCCGGGCTACATCCTGCTCCGCCTGTTTCCCGATCCGGGCCTCAGTTTCCTCGGCAGAATATTTGATACCTGAAGTCTGGTCGGCCATCAGATCGAGGATGGCCTGGAGCTTTCCTTCAGCCATAGCCCAGCGCTCTTCCATGAGCGCCTGCATGATCATCGCATATTTCATTCGTCGTCTCCGCCTGTCTGATCGACAACCACGCCGCTCTCTTTCGGAGCGGGCTTGACCGCATTTTCGAGTGTCGTGAAATTGGCCGGGACGAAATGATGATCGCCGGCAGGTCCGATGCTGTCCTCTTCTTCCAGTTCAAGGATCATGTTTGGCGAGAATGCGCCGACACCAAACATGTCCTTGTAGAATGCAGCACGAGCTGCAGAGTCACCGCGGAGAAACGCATTCATGTTGAACTTGACGTAATAACCCTGTTCGCGTTCCTGCGGAGTGAACAGCTTCCAGTTAAGTTCCTGCTCCCAGGCACCACACCACGGCGCAATGGTCTGACGCACAAAGCCAATCATGAGCTGTTCAATGCCGGTTCCCCATGCCGTGCTTTTCTCATGGCTTTGCACGAGAATGAGCGGCACATCATAGATCCGGCAGATATCGGCAATCTGGAATTCGCGACTGCCGAGGAACTGGGCATCTTCCGGAGGAATCGTGGTTTGGATCCACTTCATTCCCTCTTCCAGCACCTTGACGCGATGGGCGTTATCAAGCCCGCCCTGCCGCTCCAGATCCGCCGCAGGATTGGACGGCGATGCCTCGCCTGCTTTTTTTCCACCACGAACGTTATCCTTGGCCGTTGGTGACAACTTGCCCGGATGCATGAGGAAACCGCCAGACTTGGCGTCATTGGCAAAGAACTTCGAACCGAACTCTTCCATTGCCAGACCCCAGCCGACCGACTGCCGAGCATGTGCGATCTGTGACAGACCGACATAGCCGTCGTGGGATTGATCCATGATGTGGATCACATCATCCTGATCAATATCAAATTGCCGCCCGTCGATCGTCGTCCGAAAGAAATGACGGCCGTCCTGACGAACAGGACGCGTGCGATCAGGTAACAGCGGATAAAGCCCGGTCGACTGCCCGCCCCGATTTCGCTCGATCTCCAGATAGCCATTGCCCCAGAGAAGCGCATGCGCCTGGACTGTTTTGCGCAAAGTTCGGGATGCCATGCCGGGATTAGGACGAACATTAATCAGGCCAGCCAAGGGATGATCGCTCGCCGGCACAAGTTCCGCGTTCCCCTTTTTGCCGGGCCGATACATCCGTAACGGAAACATGGCCATTGGATTGCTGATCCGGTTCACACAGGCGTAAACGATCGGCAGATACATCGCGCCATACTCATTGACCGAAACACCAGCCTTGGTTTTCGGTGCGACGTGGCGAACCAACCACCCGCCTGAATCGCTGACGCTCTGTGTGGCTCCGAACGCGGCAGCTGCAGCCTTGAAACGACCTAGCAATGTCATCAGACTTCAATCTCCAGTATGCCGCGCTCTTCATAGACGGATGCGGGATCCTCATCTTCGACAAGCGATAGGCCGACAGCCATCACAGCAGCGACGATGCCGTCTATTTTCTCGGCGCTCTTTTTCTTGGTTGGGGCATAGTTGAGGTTCTCATCGAACTTCACTGCCGTGTTACGGGCCATCCATTTGAGAACAGGATGCCCGCCATGGTCGAATTTACCCGCCATTATCAGGCGTTCGACCTGTTTGGTTGGCTCGCCGAGCGTCGGTATGCCCTGCCTCATCCTGAGAAACAGATCTTCCTCAACACCGGCTTTCTGCATGTCGGTGATCAGCTTAGTGGCATTCCACGGATCGTAGCCGATGTTGATGACGTCATACCGCTCCAGATCCTCTTCCAGTGCCTGCTTGACGAAATCCTGATCGACATAGTCGCCCGGCGTAACTTCCAGCGCGCCCATCTGCACCCACTTATCGTATGAAAGCCGATCGACTTTCGAACGACGCGGTACTGTTTCCTCCGGCACCCAGAAACGACCCGAAATGACCCACCTGTCGAAGTCTTCGTCAGGCGGGAAGGCAAGAATGCGCGCCGTGATATCGTCATTGGAGGAAACGTCGAACGCCGCATAGCAACGCCTTCCTTCCAGTTCGCGCCCCTCGGCCCATCGTTTCCATGCCTGAGTGTCCTTCGTGCAGGCATCCCACTTTTTCATATTGAGCCAGCGCGAAACCGCATCGATCCACTGGTTGCAGTGGTAGCAGCGGAAACTCTGCTCAGCGCGGGGATTGTCCTTTGCGTCGGCCACCTCACGCCGAAGAAACTGCATAGTTGGCGACACACCCAAAGACGGGTTGGCTTTCGGCCAGTTAGCCTCATCAGCCCAGTCATCGTCTGGATCCAGCGCAAAAATCACGACCAGAGTGGACGGATCCTCGATCCGGCCTTCCAGAATGGCCGTGCTGCGCTCCCACAGGTCCCATCCGGTTCGGTTCGACTTCACGCCGGCAGTGGATGCATAAAGCTCCATCGGCTCAAGTCGGGCACCGGTACCTTGGCGCAGAGTGGTGGCAAGTTCTGCCGTTTCCCACTCGTGCATTTCGTCACCAACGATAACGGTGGGCGATCGACCGTGCTTCCCTTCAGGCTTGCCGGTGAGCAGCTCAAACAGCGAACGGATCTTCGGGATATAGATCGACTTCTTGAATGACTTCGCATCACCCAGACTGGGCGACATGCTGATCATGGCCTTCATCTTGTCGAAGACGATCTTCGCCTGTTTCTCATCGCGGGCGAAGGCAAACCCCTGCCCGCCGATCACGCCATCGAGAATGAAGAACAATAGCGCCAGAGCCGACAGAAACTCCGACTTGCCGTTCTTGCGCGGCACCCAGAGCATAAGGCAACGGAATATGCGGACGTGGACACTGGTAGGCCTGCCAGTCTGCTCATCAATGATCTCGATCGGCGCTTTCCAGCCGACCAACAAGCGAACAATGATTTCCTGCCAGAGCGCCAGACGAAACGGCTTGCCGGCGAAGCGATCTTCCGTGAGGCGAAACACCTTTGGGAACAACTTGACGGCAGCATCGGCTTTCGCGTGATCGAACCACGCACCCTCGACCGCTGCGCACCGTTGCCATGCCACCCGCGCCCAAGCCCAGCCCCGAACGTCTGCCGCTTCCCGAAGCCAGTCAGGTTCGGGGATTGTAGGCGGTGCAATCTGCTGACTGGCTTCCGCCGTGATGGTTTCCATGGCCTCAATTAAGTTTGCCGGGCGGCGGCGAATTGTGTCCGCCGAGAACGCCGATCATATCCTCGGAGATAGCTTCGCCCGATGGAGTTTCTGCAGGTGCATCGTCATCAGGCGCGTCAGCTTGAGAGTTCCCGAAGAGTGGCAATCCGCCGAGGCCGGCAGCTGCGGCCTGATCGCGCATGATCTTGTATCGAGCGTCCGGGCGCATGCCGAACGTTGCTTCCAGATCTCGCAGCATCTTTTCGATATCTTGGCAGGCCTGCCATGCCGGATGACGCTTCTTGGTGAAATTGCCGTTCGTGTCCTTCGCGTCGAACCACGTGCCTTCCTTTTGCACAGTGAGATCTGCCGCGACCCATTCGACGATGTACCGGCAGTATCGACCCAGCGCAGACGAATCGAGGTCGGAGAGAAGGTTGAGCCGCATCAGCTTCGGTGCGAGATCGTTCCAGACCTCAGTTGCCGTTGGACTTTTCTTCAGCCACTTCGGAGGCTTCACGTTCCCAACAACAATCGGGACGACCTTCTTGGCGTTACGGACCGCCTGCGTTTCCTTTTGCGAAAGCCGTTTTCCGGGCGATCCTTTTGCGACCTGTTGTTCTGCCGTGTCGGGCTTGCGACCACGAGCCATCGTCCGCCCTCCATCATGGCGAGAAAAAAAATATTTCGGTAATTTCGCGGCGACACACGCGTGCACACCCACCGGTCCGGCCCCTCAAGGCCCAGAACTTTCGACCGCCCCCCCCCTATGAAGGGAACCTCGCGTTCGATGCATCGCAGATCGACTGGATCTGGCTGACCAAGCTGAATGGCAGGCAATCCTCGACCGCATGGTCAACCCGTATCGGAAGTGATGCGCCCAGCAGCTCATTCAGATGGCAGGGCTGGTTCACCACTACAATCCGACAGCGATTGGCAACCGCGTCGCCCCGGACAGAACGCACCATTGACCGGACGTAAGCTCGCATCGAAACACTATGAACGACAACGATAGCGCCAGTTTCAGGCAGCGCCTCCACCATAACTTTCGTCAGGCCCTCACCACGCATGGTATCCTCGCATTGCTATCGATTGAAAATGATGCGGGTCAGATGAACCGCCGCCTTGCTGTCCAAGCGGAGAGCCGACGCGTTCAGCAGCCCTTGCTCGTACTGACGTTCCAGCTGCTGCTTGACGATATCGTGGTGCTTGGTGCAGCACGGTTGCCAGTTGGCTTGATCCCAGAACAGGGTATCGTCGCCTTTGTGCGGAATAATGTGGTCGACAACGGATGCCAGCTCGACCCGATCGACAGCCTCACACCCGATGCATAGCGGGTTATCCCGCTTGAAGGCTGCAGCAACCCTGTCCCACTGTGCCGTATAACCACGCTGGCGGGCGCTGCCTCTTCTCGTCTCATAGTCACGTTGCGATTGCTGCACCGTACCCAGATGAGAAGGCCGGAAGGATTTCGGCTTGGAAGCCATCACCGGGTCCGATTGATTATAACCCGCTCAATTTTGTTCGAGCGCATCACCAGTGATAGCAAGCCATTGCTTGAGGTCAGCACAACAGACCTCTGCTGTGGTTTCCTCTTACGCGCCACGCCAAGCATGCGCAGGAAAGCCTGACGCTTCATAACAGCCTCACATATGGTGAAATGGAAAGAGCGCCTCGCGGCGCTCATGGATCTTGGTGAATTCTGGACATAGCTTACGCACTGGCCCTGAATCGGTGTCTCTGGACTGAGACTGTCAGAGCGGGGTCCGAGCGCGTCGCCTCAGGATGGTATCCCCACGTGCTACCGTGTATCGAGGTTCGCTAAACTAACCGGATCATCCGTGGCCAAATTACAGTCATAGAGGTGCGAGGATTGCAAGTGGCAAAATCATTGGCACTGGCTGATTAAACAGATTGACTTCAATAACAGCACTGCCCTTGCCGCCAGCAACGCTCGTGACCACGTCACCGCATAGGCCCGCAAATGGCCCGTCAGTGATACGCACCTTCTTTACACCGATGAAAACGGTGACAGGCCGTTCATGATTGAATTCACCTTTGCCCGCCTTCTCATTGAAACAACGAACATTTTCCGCAGTGACCAACAGGGGAGATTGATACCCTCCGAGAATGGAAACGACGTGTTCGAATGTCAGTAGTCCGGCCATCGAATCGCAGTCAATTCGGCATCTGGCTAAGATGTAACCAACCAGAACTGGCTCTTCACGTGGTGGAATTTTCTCGTTTCTGCGGCGTCTTTCCTTGCCCAATTTCATGGGGACAAGAGCCTCAATATTTGCCGCTTGCAGTTCATCACGTACCACGATTTCGCGTCCGGTCATGACTCGGAGCACCAACCAAGGCGAATCATCGCCTGCGCGAATCGCAGCCGCAGCCCTCATTCTAGCTACCCTCCGGCGCTCTGATAGCACCTTGTCTATAGCTCTGCACTGGTCAGCAGTCGGCTGCATTGATAGCGCCGCGTCGATCTGCTTGCGGTCAATTGCCATCATGTTCACCCAATCCCCTCAAAGCAGATTCAAATTCATAAAGCGCATCAGGCCCGCCCTTTGGGCAGTAGACGACTGCCAAACGATCGAACTCACCCGGCCAAGGCCATGCCCGCCGCCTGAATTCGTCCCTCCATGCATCCAGCATTGTTGTGTCTTGCGGGACAGGCTCCATCAGCGCTGCCGCGTTATGCCACATCGCCGGGAATACAGCGCCGCCCTTCTGTTGCTGGATATCCCGGAACCGCGCTATCGCAGGCCATGCCTTCACGAGCTGCGATTTCGGCAAGAATGGGCTGCTAGCCAATTCACGATCCGCAGGACCATCGAGCAGATGCGCGAACATTCGGGCCAGACCCACCGGGCCAAGGCAGGAAGCCCAGCCGTCCGGCTTACGTTCCTCGCTGCGCGAAGCCTGCGCTTTGACGGTTTCCACCCGTTTCAGGATTTCAGGGTCCAGTGCGGTCCATGTGCGATCCCGCAAGAAATTGCCCACGGCTTGCGGGCTTTTCTTCCTCGCGGCCACATCCAGCAGATAGGCATCGCGCCACTGTTCGGCCTCCCGGCGCTCTTCCGGTGTCAGGCTGGCAAAACGCCTTGCAATCCAGTCCAGTGCAGCGCCTACGTCCCAGTCCTTCCAAGGCCCGGCAACAAATCCGGTGCCGTTGCAGAACCGGGCAACACGTTTCTGGAAAGCGGCAGACGCCGGGTTGTCTTCTGCTGGCATCGCCACTGCATCATTCCCTCTTTCCTCATTTTCGCTCGCGCGCGCCTCTCTCTCTTCGTTAATTGGGGTTGTTAAAGAGGGGTCGTTAATAGGTGCCGGTCCAGAACCGGCAGGGGGTGCCGGTTCTAGGGCGGCAGGGGGTGCCGATATACCGGCAGGGGTGCCGACATAGCGGCAGGGGTCATCGGCGTCGGAAACGCTCGACACATCCGGATGCTTTGGATCAAGAACGACACGATACCAATGCGCGCTATCACGCCCGCTGTCAGACTCTTGGACGTGCCGCTCCAAATAACCGGCATCAACCAGACGATTGATCGCATCGAAAACGGTTGAACGGGCGCAGCCCATTTCGTCCGCCATTCTCACCTGACTGCGCCGACACCAGCCCAGATCATCGGTATGCCTGCCAAGGACGCAAAGCACCTGCAAGTCACGAGGTTTCAGCGCCTTGTCTGTGGCCGCACGGGCCGGAATAATGGAAAGACGTGGACCGCTCATTGCGAACCGCCTTTCCCGCGCACCCACGCGCTAGGCCGAAAATCCTGTCCAGCCATCAGTTGTCCACCTTTCTCCATGCCTCGAAGGATGCGCGCAGCGATCGCCAACGATCCGCCGCTGCATCATCCTTGTTCAGTTCGCTTCGTGATGTGATGCCGAGGATGGTGCGCAGTTTCTGCGCGGCCCTTTCGGCAGTAAGTGGCCGCTCAAGCCCGTGCTTTTCTTCGAGAAAAACCTTGAACGCCGCGTCATCGCACTTCATCGCAGCTTCCGCCGCGAAGTCCTTGCGTCTGCTGTGGTTTTGCTGACGCGGCGCATCCTTCCGAGCCTTTGCTATCGCCCTGTCGACAAGTCGCAGCAGAAAGGCCACCATTTCCGGCGCACCGACAACAAAGTCGATTTCTTCCGGCAGTGCGCCGGGATGGAAACGGGCGATCTCATTGAGTTCGCCCACGGAAGTTCTCGCCTCGACAAACTGGCCACGATCATCAGCGGATCGATACCATTTCTGCCCCGATAGCCCGGCGAGCTTGTTTCGGATCCGATGCAGCTCCATCGCTTCGTGGTTCATACCTCGCCCCTCCATTCGATGATCTCTAAGCTGCAATTGAGCGCCAGCTGACGTTCCGCGAGTGCGCCTTTGGAACGCTCCCAGCCCGGCAGCAAAACGATGGTGTCAGCTTCAAGACAGATAAAGTTGCAATAGGACGCAAACGCCCGCCTGATCGGAAATTCTTCCGGTGGGCCGTCGTGTGGAAACTCTGCCGGATTGTAGACACGGTGCCCCGACTCTCGCAGCTGCGCCGTGACGCGGTGAAAAGCCGGATAGTTATAGTCTGGCAGGCCCGTCATCGGTCCCGAAAGATAAATGTTGCGCTTGCGGGCAGGCATGGCGGCGTCGGTCACTGCTCCGCCCTCCCCGCAGCTTCATACCCCCAGGCATCCCAGCCGGGACGCGGCGAACGGCAGAACAGTTCAAGCTTTGGAACATCGGGATAAAGCCGCTCAATCTGCTCGGCGAACCATGCTGGCTTTGCCGAATGCTTGCCCTTGCGCTCGCGGTGCACGGTTTCAGGCTGGGTACCAGCCAGCGGCGCAGGCGGATTACCGCGCTTGCCGATCAGCAACAGTTCGTGCCGGTCACGGCCCCAATATCCGGTTCCCGCGACTTCCTTGTCCCAGATCCAGTGATGAACATAGGTGAAGCCCCAAGCTCGCATGACGCCAACCGCGTCCAGCAGCATCGGATTGGTGGCCCAGAGAAAGAGCAACGCATCGGGCGTGAACGGTGAGCCGATCTCAGCAAGAAGGCCGGATATCGACGCTGTGTCCATTGTCGGATAATGGTTTTCTGCGCTCTTTTCCCGGCCTGTTTCTTCCGAGTAAACCCCGAACCGCCATGGCGGATCCGCGTAGATGATCGGAAAGAGACGCTCGACCTTTCCGGGGGCCGTTTCCCGCCCCTTTTCGGCAACCAGTGCCATAGTCGTTAGCCGTACCGCATGGCGAACCTTTTGATGCTCGGCCCTAATTTTCTTGGCCTCAGCAACAATCGCTTTCTTTGCCTCGCGAACCACCCTTGCCTGCTCGGCATGCTGCAGTTCAGACAAAGCCTCGCCGGCATGAACCGAAACCTTGCCGGCACGGATCGCGTCAATCAGCTCCGGCGCACCATGATCCCGGATGCGCTTAGCTGACTTCACCGCACGCTCCGAAACAGACAGTTTCTGGGCAGCGCGGCGGGAGGGCAAATTTGCACCCCCGGCAGTAGACTGGTTGATGCCCCGTTCCCAATCGACAATCATCGCCGCCGCAAGGGCGCGCTGGCTTTCGCTAAGGTGACGCCTGTGCAGGTTCTTCGACAGTACGAAGCTGAGAGGATCGGCCCCGGTAAACTCGGCATAGACCGGATCGACACCGGCCAGACCGCATGCGGCCTGCCGGTTGCGCCCGTCCAGAATCTTCCCCTCCAACAGTAGGATAGGCTCGACCTGACCGTTTGAAGCGATGTCAGCAGCGAGAACCTTCAAATCGGCTTCCGCGATCATCGGAAAAATGTCGGCGAGTGGATGCGACGGATATGTCATGCCGCAACCCCGCGTTTCCGCGATTTCGCCGAAGCGGTCGCCGCCTTGGCCCGATGTCCTTCCAGCAGAAGAACGGCGCGTTCCAATGTCGCCGCGCCGACGCCATCGGCCAGCGCCGTGGCAAAGCGAACATGCAAATCCAGCTCCCGATCCGAAACCGGGTTGCCTTGCTCCTGACCAACGCGGGCTGCAAAGGCCGCATCAAAAAGCATCTGCGCGAAGGCTGATGGCTTGTAGCCTTTGCTTTCTGCCATTGCGGTAAGGCTTCCATAAGCCTTGGCATTCAGGCGAACCGCAACCTTAAAACTTGACGGATTCATATGAACGAACCTCCGCGAGATAGATGACGACGAAAAATGGAGAAGCCGCCCCGAGGACACAGAGGGTCGCCAGAAGAGCTGCGAAGAAGAGGTCGTGTTTGCGGATGAAACTGATCATCGGTCAGCCTCACGACATGCCAAGCGCGTCCATGTAGAGCTGCAGCATCGCCTGCTCTTCCTGACGCTCGTGATCTTCTTTCTTGCGAAGGCGGATGATTGCCCGGACGGTTTTCGCGTCGAAACCGGAACCCTTCAGCTCGGCATAGACGCCCTTGATATCGTCGGCGATTTCGGATTTTTCCCCTTCCAGCCGCTCGATACGCTCAATGAAGGCGCGAAGCTGGCCCACCGCGATAGTCTGGACTTCCGAGGTGATATTGTCGCCCGCCGTCGGAAGGACTTCGGGCGCATCCTGCTCTTCAGCCTCAATATCGACGGCCTTGGTACGCCTTTTCCCTGACTTCACCGGCTTGGCATTCCACGGATCATATCCCTCCTGAGCCTCAGCCATGACGAACCACCTTGCCGGCACGAAGGCGCGAGCCACCTTCGACGGTGGCCCGCGCTATCGCATCAGCTTTTTCAGGAAAACGATTGAGGATCCGGCGTGAGCGGTCGCAGCCATAACGTTTAACCGGCTGGCGCCAGCACATAACGCCGGAATACTCATCCACGATCAGGAATTTCAGGCGGCGACGGGAGATCATGTCCCTGCCTCCAGTCGGCGAACGAGATCCTCCATCACCCGAATAAGCTCGCGAGCTTCCTTGCCGATATTCTTACGCTCGGCGGCATCGATCCTGTTATCAGTCAGTGCATCAACGATCGCCTGCGATACATCCATTCCCTCTTTGAGAATGCGCATCGCATCCTTTTCGGTGATCGGCGCAGGCGATGCAGCGATATCGCTGCGAATGCCGACCGGCACCAGTTCGTAACCGAGCAGTGCAGCCATTTCCTTCGTAATCGTCGGCGACTTGGCGGCGCGGTCAATCTCGATCGCCACGTCGATCGGCGCGAAACTGTCGGTGTTGTCCTCGCCGAAAGACGCGTACTTCGAAAGCTGCGAGGTTGAGACACGAGTAAAGTCCAAAATGCGGGAAATGCCGCCCGACAACACATATGCACCGTCGGTTGCAGCCTTAAGAGTCCGGCGTTCCGGCTCGGAAATAGTGCGCAAGAGAACCTCCCTGAAACGTCAAGGAAAAATTTCGGTCAAAGGATTCGGTGAATTTCGCCAGCCCTACCGATAGGACTGCCTGGTCAAGTCAAACAGGTGGCCCGCAGGCCGGAGAACAACGACATGAATTCATCGCAGGCCCTCCGAAATCGCAGCCGGGGCGCATCTTGCGTCTCTCAAACCGTGCGCCCCGGCAGTTTCGTCCGACTGGGAGGAGGAATCGGACGAATTGAAACTGGTTGCAGGGACCGGATTCGAACCGGCGACCTCCGGGGTATGAACCCGGTGAGCTACCTCTGCTCTACCCTGCTGAATGGCTGGAGCGTCATTGTGCGGCGACAACGCCCCAGCCTCACCCGCAGAGGAACCGGCGGGCGAAACAATTCGATAAAAGTCGTTCGGGCAGATCGATCCCTTGGTAACATTATGGATGAGCTGCATGTACCGCTCGTTAGGCCGAGACAGCCAACGCTCCCATTTTGAAACCATGCCCTTCGAAGCGCCAATGGCGTCGGCAAAGACCTCCATCGACATCTCGTTATCAGATCGGAACTTGGTTAAAGGGTGCATCATGCGCAAATGTTTCTATTATAGAAACTTTAATGTCAAGCGTCCTTTTCTGCGTGTTTCTATTCTGGATAACGCAATTTGATGTGAAAATTGCGATTGTAGAAACATGGCCGCAAAGCAAGCACGTTCATCCGATCGACATTCATCGAAGCTCTATCTTCATGAATGGCTTAAGAAAAAGCAGCTGACAGCCGAGGGGCTTGCAGAGAAACTGAACACGAGCAAAAGCGTCGTGTCAAAATTAGCGAACGGTCGCCAACAGTACACTCAGGACTGGCTCGAACGGATTTCTTTTGTGTTCAACTGCGATCCGGTGGCACTTCTGAGAGATCCAGATTGCGAATCAGCGGACGAAATTCTCAAAAAGCTGGATAAAGATGCGCGGGAAAGAGCCCTCAAAGTGCTGAAGGCCCTGACCTAAGCGAGAACTATGGCTCCGGTGCTATTAGAACAAATTTTGTTTCATGATCCACCGTATGCCGCCATTTTCCTCCATGTCTGGCCGCCATTGCATCTGCTAACGCACCAGCAAGCGCTACGCACTCATCCTTGGCTTGAGGCACCGAAGCGCGGGGTGCGACCATTGCCGCACCTCCGAGTGTAAATCCAACTAGTACTCCCCGTCTCGTTGTATTCATTCGTTTTCTCCGTTGCTTGCGCTGCAACCGACCTTATTTCCCGCCATCCGCCCGATCGCAGTGCTCGACACCTAGTAGCGGACACGGTCAGCAGATTTGTGAGTCGGTTAACAGAAACCTCCCGCAAACTACGATATCGATCTGAGAAACCATTTCGTATGTCTGGTTTCTCGTATCGAAACTTTTATGTTGACTTTTGAGTTTCTATATCAGAAACATTTGATGCCCCACCCGGAAGCCAGCTGCGCCGGAGTGTACGTGAGTAGATGGCGCAGCTGGCTCTCCAGGCGTAAACGGAGAGAGCCAAATGAACAACCACTCCGAAGATGCTGCTGTACGCAACAACGCTGACCTGATCGGTCGCGACGCCTACAACGCATCGATCCGAGCATGCCCTTTCTACCAAGACGGCGCGCCACGCCCGACGTGGGACCAGTTAGATGCAGCTGCGCAATGGTCTTGGTCACGGCCCGTCCAACGTCCTTGAGCCTTCCGGTTTCCGCCCGGAAGGGCGGTTTCCCGAATGCTTAGTCGAGGAGACCTCATATGCATGATGAAATTCAAATCAGAACGGAAGCAGGCTTCAACCTGCCGGAATCATACAAAATCGAAGACCGCGAAACGACCTTCCGCGTCATGCTGGCGGTTTTCGGATGCTGTTCCGCAGCCGGGCTTGTGCTCGGCTTGCAGATCGCGGGGGTGATATGACCGCACCCGCCATCAATTTCACAATCGAACGCCGCGCTCTTCTGCCTGCCTTGTCGGCAGCAAATCGCATCATCGAAAAGCGCAATACGGTCCCGATTCTTGCGCACATCCTAGTCAAACCGGACAATGGCAAGCTGGCGGTAACCGGCACCAATATTGACGTAGAAGTCAGGGCGCAGGCGCAGCAAGCCGGCATCCCGGATTTCCAACCGTTTGCCGTCCCTTCCGCGCTTCTTTACGGAGCCGTGAGCAAATTCCCGGATGGCTGCGATATCGAGTTCACTGGCGATAGTGCCGCCGTGACACTTCGGGCCGGCAGGTCACGGCTACAGTTGCCCATATTGCCCGCGAAAGATTTTCCGGCAGCAACTGAGGATGGTTTTACCCATAGTTTCGTCCTGTCTGCCGGCGTGTTTTCACGGATCCTGACAACGGTCGGCTTTGCAGTCTCGACAGAAGAATCGCGATATTATCTCAACGGCATCTTCATGCACCCTGATGCTGACCAGCTCGCATTCACTGCGACTGACGGCCATCAATTCTCCCATATGAAAATTCCCGCGCCAGACGGCTGCGCAGATATGCCCGGCGTGATCATTCCACGCGGAATAATCAATCTGCTTTTGCATTGTGCAAAGGCAGAGGGCGACGTTGAAATCAGCCTGTCCGACAGGAAGATACGAGCGGCATTTCAGGATGGCGTGACCGTGACCTCCAGACTGGTTGATGGCACGTTTCCCGACTATCGCCGCATCATACCTTCTGGAAACAGCAGGCACTACCATGTGGACCGAGAGGTACTTCAGGCTGCGGTCAGCCGGGTTAGCTTGGTTGTAGGCGAGCGCTCCGAAGGCATCAGGTTCGCATTCGGCAATGACGATGTGAGGCTGGAGCTTGACAACCCGCTTGCTGGAAAAATGGAAGAGGCGGTTTCGCTTTCCGAGAGCTACCCCGAAGAGACCCTCATCAACCTTAACTATCGGTATTGCAACAACGTTCTGGGCGCGACCGATGCTGCGGAAATGCGCTTTGCGTTAGATTCCGCAACCAGCCCATGCCTCATATCTCCGGTCACTGATCCAGAGGCTGGAGAGCCACCCATCTTTATCATTATGCCAATGCGTTGATAGGAGCGCGGGAACCATGCCGGATAAAGCAAGGCCGACCGAGGCCGAAATCAAGTACGCAATCGAATATGCATTGCGCAGCGAAACCATCACCGCCGAAGTGTCGGATGAATGCGGCGGCACGCAGGAAGAGGTCGTTTATATGACCGTTTCCGATATCGAGCCGTTCACCATGCGCCTGCTGCAGCAGCTCAATGTGATTTGAGAGAGGCGGCCGTCATGGCGAGTGAAGATCTTTTGAAGAAAGCCGTTGCTGCTTTCAACGCCCTGTCGCCAGAGCAACAGGCTCAAATGCTGGAAGAGCAGCGCCAGTCATGGGTACGCGGTAACATTGGTTTGAGCCGGGATGAGCGCGGTATGACTTCTCCAGTGATGCCCCGCCCCGCGCCTGCCGCTACAGATACGGGACTTACGACTGTACGTACCGAGTATAGATTGACACGCGGCAGTTACGTTTGTGAATGGTCGCCATTCAAACAGCCCATATTTTCTGATGATAAGTATGAAACCCGCGAACTCGTCACCCGCTCGCAGGCTGAGGAGCTATTGGCGGCGGCGATGAAAGACCGCCTTCCTAAAGGTCACACGATACTTGAGCAAGCCGATACGCTTGACGGTCGAGTGAGCCAAACGGTTCGCGTTGATGCAACTGGCGAAGAATACGAACGCATCGTTCATGCCGATGAAGCCTATGGAGAGGAAGAATGAAAGTTTACGCTCTCTATCATGGATGGGTGCAGGGCGAAATCAGCGGCATCCAGATTAACGGCAAGAACTACAGCGCTTCGCAAATACTCACGCTCGAAGCCGACAACGCGGCGAAGGAAGCGCGGATTAAGGAGTTGGAGGCGGATCGAGATCATCAATCGAAGCTTTCTAATAAGCTCAACCGATCTCATGCCGCCCTCGAAGCCAAGCTCGCGGCTGCTGAAAAGACGTTGGCAGAGATAGACGCGAGTGATGATTTGTCCACCCATTCGCTTAGAAGGATTGCGCGCTCTTACTTAGAGGCAAAATCATGAGCCTCGAATACATCAGCAATCATTATCGTGTTCCAGCAAAGGAAGGCGTTCGGGTCAGATACACGGGTGGGAAAACGCCAAGGTACGGAACGATTACCGGCGCGCAAGGCGCTCACCTTTTAGTCCAGCTCGACGGGCAAATGAACGAACGGCCCTATCACCCAACTTGGGAGATTGCCTATCTGGGAGAAAAGCCATGACCGACCTCATTCCCCGTCTCTCCAAGCTAGACGCGCCAACCGGGGCCGATCTCATGCAGCTATGCTGGGCAATAACGGAAGAACGCCTCAAGCCAGTCCGCGCCCTCTTGCGCGCAAAGGAGGCTAATCATGTTTGACTGCGAGACCACTCGGTTGATGCCTCTGCAGGAAGTGATAAAGATCACAGGAATCCAACGGGCAACCATATACAAGAAAATTAACGAAGGCAGCTTTCCAAAGGCGGTTAAACTCAGCCCTACCTGCGTCAGATGGCGCTCAGACGAGATTCAACAGTGGATCGAAGAACTGCCAAGGCATTAGAGAGCGGGAAACCCCGCTCTTTTCTCATTCACCGATCTCACCAAATATCGTCGGAGCTGACCGCCTACGTCCACCCAGAAGATCGGCGGCAGGTAACGCACCTTCTAACAACTTATCGGCCCATATCTGCGCCAGTTCAGCGCGGCGAATCATGTGTTGCGCTCGATTGTACGCGGCCTCGACCTTGTCCTTCGGCTTATGTGCCAGCATGGCGTCGATAACGAACCTTTCGGCTGGAAACTCTTCATTCATCACCGTCGAAAATGTTGACCGCCAGCCATGCGGAACATGCCTATGAGGAAATCCCGCCCGATTGAGAAGATATCCAAGCGCATTCTCACTCATTGGTTTGTGTGCGTGCCGCGCATTCGGAAATACATAAGGTCCCTTTCCGGTCAGAGTATGCACAGCCTTAAGCGTTTCCAATGCTTGGCGCGATAGCGGAACCTCGTGATCGTTGCGATCATCATCCTTCATCGCTTTGCGCAGCTTCATCCGCGCTGCCGGGATCCTCCATATTGGTTTTTCTGGATCCACGTCTGCCAGCTCATCCCACCGCGTGGTAATCAACGTGCCGGGGCGAACAACGGTCAGCGCCAGCAGCCGCATGGCGAGCCGAGTAACGGGATGCGCAGGTTCACGATCGAGCGCCGCAATTATCTCTCGCGCCTCGGCCAATGTTGCGGCGGCAGGCTGGCGTCCTTTCTGGATCGGCGCGAGTGCTTTTTGAACGATTGCCGCAGGATCATTCAAACCTTTGCCACTAGCGATGGCGAAAACAAACACAGCAGACATGCGCTGCCGAACTCTATGCGCCGTCTCGATAGCTGGGCGCTTCTCGATCTTTCTAAGCACTTCAAGCACATCAGGCGGAGTGATGTCGTTTATCGCGGTTGAACCGAGATCAGGAAAAACATCCCTCTCCAGGCTGGTAATCACGTCATCCGCGTGCCGTTCGACCCAAGACGATTTCTGCAGCTCGAACCAGTCTCGCGCCACCCTCTCAAATGTGTTTGCGTCGGGATCTGGCAGACCTGCTTTTAACTTCCGTCTTTCTATAGCCGGATCTTTCCCGGCCTTGACGAGCTTCCGCGCCTCATCGCGGAGCTGTCTCGCTTCCGCGAGCGATACTTCGGGATATGAATCGAAGGAAAGTACTTTGGGTTTACCGGCGAACCGATATCGGAAACGCCAGACCTTTGAGCCAGCAGGCGTCACAAAAATGGATAGCCCTTGGGAATCGGTCAGATGATAACCTTTATCGCCTGCCCTCGCTTTTTTTATGGCCGTATCTGTAAGCATCAGCCCTCCCAGACCGTATACACACCGCACTTTGCGCGATGTACACATTCCCGGAGGCCGCTATACACATCATATACACAAAATGTGAAGCTTGACGTAGCTGGCGGTAGATCGCGCTGGATAGTGAAGTGAGGAAAAACGCCCAGAAATGCAAGAGAAATAGCGCAACATGGCGGAGAATGGATTTGGCTCTGGCGGAGGGGGTGGGATTCGAACCCACGGTACAGTCTCCTGCACGCCGGTTTTCAAGACCGGTGCCTTAAACCGCTCGGCCACCCCTCCAAGTAATTGATATTGTTTTCTAATCCCGATTTCGGGAAAAACGTCAAATCGCTGTTTGCTACCGATTTGCTACCGAATTACTTTTCGGAGGCTTTCTTAGCAGCTTTTATCGCGGCGTCAACTTGCTCCGCAGCATTTGCCTGCATTCCTGGCATTACGTGCGAATAAAGATCGAGCGTGATCCCGATTGTAGAATGCCCGAGACGCTCACTGGCTATCTTTGGATGGACGCCGGCAGCGAGTAACTGTGTTGCATGAGAGTGCCGTAGATCGTGAAAGCGGATACGAGGCAAGGAAGTTTTCGCGACGAGCCGCGTCCATTCGTGGGTGAGTGAAGTCGGCTTGAGCGGTCGCCCGTCAATCTGCGCCACCACAAAAGAACTATCCTCGGGCCTGATCCCAAGCTTCAATTGCTCTTCGGCCTGCCCCACCCTATGGCGGTTCAACTCTTCAATGACGGTCGAAGACAGCGCTACGGTGCGGGCCTTACCGCTCTTGGTCTCCTTATAGCGTACTTCCTTGCCGACTTCTTCCGCGCTCTCCTTGATCGAGAGCAGCCCGTTGGTAAGATCGACATCCCGCCAGCGGAGAGCAAGAATTTCGCCCCGTCGTAACCCGCAGAGCGCAGCTAGCAGCGCGGGTATGTAAATCCGCGCACCTTTCAACTCGTCAAGCAGAACGGCAGTCTGTGAGGCTGTATAAGCCTCCATGGTTTCCCGCTCGACCTTCGGCGGGCGAGTGAGAGCAACGGGGTTCTTTTTCAGCAAGTCCCATTTCAGTGCCTGATCCATGGCGGTCAGCATCACACGGCGGCAATGGTGTACCGTACGCGGCGACAAACCGCCTTTCCCGTCTCTGCGGCCTCTTTCAAGCAATTTCTGCCAGCATCCATCAATTCGGGCGGATGTGAGTTTGTTCAACGTGATCGATCCGATGACAGGCGCGACGTTCTTCAAAAGCAATTCTTCATAGCGCTGATGTGTCTTCGGTGAAACGTTCGCCTTCTCATGCGCAAGCCAGCGCGTAAAGTACTCCCGTACGGTCGTTTTCGATGGCTCGATGTAACTGCCTCCATCAAGCTCGGCTACTAGGCGAGCGCATTCGGTTTCCGCCTGCCGCTTGGTGCCGTGAAAGCTGTGCCATTTACGACGCCGCTCCCCCGTCTCCGGATCAGGAACATCAATCACAATCGCCCACTTGCCGGGCGAACGTTCGCGAATATGGCCCTTCATTTTTCTTCCTCGTTATGTTGATTTGCCGCATCCCAAAGCGCACGAAGCACGGGCGACTGATCGACCTCAATTTGCATGTCAGACACGCTACGGATGCCGAGGCGGCCGATGACAAGCGGACCAAGCACACCATAGAGCGCGCGCATTTCTGGACTTGGTTCAAAATTGTTTTCGGGTTTCAGCAGCCGTTCAAGTTCCTCGACAACACGCGGTGCCGTCGTTTCCAAGGCAAGCCCGCTTTGAACAAGTCGCCTTATTGCCTCTGATCGGGTCGCAATACGGTTCGCGTATCTCCAGTCATCCACAAGCTCCAACTCATCCGGCGTCATAAGCATATGAAGTCGTTCAGTTTTCTTTTGTGCTTCTTCTTCAGACATTTTCGAAATCCAGTTCGGTGTGTTCGGCTTATGCACCATATGCACATTATGTGTTGCGTTCAATCGTATTTCGTCATATGTGGTTAATGTGCAGTATGCACATGTCTCACATCATGAGGGAAAAATGACACTCGAAGAAGCACTCTCAAAACCGACCATTTCCGTCGTTGATGCTGGAAAGTTGTTTTTCGGACTAGCCCGTTGCGCCTCTTACGAGGCAGCAAGGCGCGGCGATTTCCAAACAATCAAAGTCGGCGGCCGGATCGTTGTTCCCGTCGCACCGTTGGCGGCAAGTCTAGGTCTGCGGGCTAACATTGGCGGTCAGCCGACAGGTGGTGCGGTATGATTATCAATCAATCACCGTCACAGCACACTCGCGATAGCTTGCACGCGATAATCATCCGGCAGATGGCAGACATTCTCATCGAACAAGATGCGGACCTCGGAGACTTAGACGCCTGCCGCCATGAGCTTGAACGGGCGAACTTCGGTCGCCCGGCGATAGATGCACTGCTTGAACGCGCGTGTTCAGAAGCCTTTTTAAACGGGAGCGCTGCGTAATGACCCTGCAAACTTTCCTCAAAGAAGCATTCTCGCGCCAGATCGACTATTGGGACGATCAGCGGGACCACGCGAACGATCGCACCTATGCAGGCGCTATCAAAATTTTGCGTCGACTGTATCGCACTGTCGATGCCTGCCCGGACGCCGTGCTTGAAGCTTTCCGCGCTGCATATGATGCTGCTGACGATTGCGGTGATGCCTTGGCCGCGTTGCTCATGCGTGTCGGCAATGACCTATTCCCAGAGAGCGCCGAAGAATTTTGCCGTGAGTTCAAAGGGCATTGCAAGGCGGTCGCGTAATGGCTCGGCTCAATTGGCAAACCGCGTCGGCGCGTGAGCGCGCCGCGCGTCAGGGAAGCGAGGCAGTCGATGGCCTCGCGTTCCCATCATCACCGCCCGCCCGTCGGCCCAGCAAGGCTGATCTGCGCCGCGAGATCGCTGACGCGGAACTGAAAATCACCCGAGCGATAGAATGCGCCTGCGGTCATGCCGGACGCGTGGTTCTGCCAGCATCGTGGCATGCGCGGCGGTTGCGGTGCTCGAGATGCGGGGCAGTGCAATGAACATTCTCACTATTCCAACCGTGTACCGTCGAAAAGCTTGGCTAGATCGGGAAGCGCTTCGCATTAAGGCCAACGTCAAGGGTGCAAGCCTTGAAGCGGTGACGTCCTCCGTGTTCCGCGAGTGCCGCTCCCGCGGCGTCGCGGAGGTCGACGCCATCCGCGATGCCGAGGAAGTAGAAACCTATATTTTGACCCGCATCGCGCAGCTTGACGACCTTATGGATATGGCACCGTGGGAAGGCTGGCGGAGGCTCGGCAATGGCTGAACCGATGAAAAAGCGCCGCCAGATGACCGTTGCGCATGTTGACGGTTTTGCCGTCATGAAGGATGGCAACGTCATAATGAAGACGCGCAATCCTGCTGATCAGCCACGAAGTGGTCGTAGCGGCTTTGATCTGAACCTTCGTCGTCGTTTAAGTGTGGAAGGTCTGATTACCGACCGCCACGGGTTTATCTGTAATGACCGTGAACGCGCTTTCGGTTACCTGACCGTTGCAGCCAATGCAATTATCATGGCCCGTGTATTGCGTGGATGGCGGATGGATGTAGGCCCGATCATCGAATGGGCTAAACATTGGGTGCCCTGCCTGACCGAACAAGAAATTCGGGGAATTGTCAGCAAAATTTCGCGCCGCCCGCGCGGTTTAACCGCGCAGCGGGCGGGCAAGCTATTGGATGTTACTAAAGTTGAAATCGACAGGTTGAAACTGCAAACCCTTCAACCTGTTGATGTGAGCCGTAAAGCTTATACAAAAGAGCGCGACGAGAAAAAGCGCGAGGCTGATCGAAAGCGTATCACCGCTATTCGACGCGCTCAAGGCGTTCGCCCAGTTTCGGAAATATCTCAAGGTTCGGTTGCCGCGTTCTGCCGGGAACACGGCCTGAACCGCTCTAGCTATAGGAAAGCTGCCGCAAAAGGACAGGAAGCCCTTACGGCCTTCCTGCTCAAGAAAGGCATATTTCTCGAAAACGAAAAGTGGCCAGACGTGTCTGTTAGTAAACACGGTACTTCGTACCGTAATAGTGCTACACCTCTGGCCACTTTCCCAAAATCGTCAACTTCAACCCGTTGCGCGCGAGGCCCTGCGGAGGCCATTGCCGCCGAAGGAGAAAACATGTTGTACCCGATGAAAGCGGCCCGGGCGGCTGCACTTTTGGGCTTGTCTGCGCTCCGTTCCGTGCCTGCTGACTTTGCAGAAAAGCTCGATCAATCCGCGTCGCTTGACGGACGTTTGAATGTCGTTGAGGCAAGAACTGGGCACGCAATCAAGGGAAAAGAAAGTCTATGAGCCTTAAATACATCTTCCCCTGCAGCGATATCGCTATCACTCGTGAAGCTCGCCAACTCGCCGAAGGCCACCCGATGGCGAACGACGTTAGCTTCCTGCGCGGCCTGACGATCGCAATGCCGTTCCTTCTCGCCGACGCTTCGCGGGATGAATTTGTCGCCTATGCGGAGGCATATGCACAGTCAGAGAAAGACCGCACAAGGCTCGCGTCTGTTGATCCGCGAGACGTTGGTGCCGCTGCTGTCTATGCGCTGCGAGCAGAGCGGTCGAGGTTGTCCGGGAACACGGCGCCCTCACAAGACGCTGGCACAGTGGCGGTAGGTGCGGCGGGCGATCAGCGTCAGCACACAGAATAAGCAAGAGCGGCGGGCGCATTAACGCCCGCCTGCAACGAAGAAAGGGTTTTTCTATGGAACTTTCCCCAACCTTGGAACGCATCGCGGGCGGGCACATCCGTGGTAACGACGCGAATTTTCTTGAAGGACTGATTGAGGCGTCGGAGATTTTTGGGTTGTTTGGCACTGACGAGGCAAAACTCATTGCTTTCGCAGAGCAATGGCAAGGAAAAGCCGCTGCGCTCGAACCGGATCAGTCAATCTCCGCATCAACAAATATAGCCAGTGCTGACGAGGGGCGACGTGATGTGTTCGAAAACGCTCGACTAGCCACGGCCGAGCGTACTCGCATTGAAGCAATTTTGAGCGATCCAGTTGCGCAGGATCGACCCAAATCGGCGCATCATCTTGCCTTCAACACGGAACTGGCTGCGGATGCAGCGATCTCCCTTTTGCAGACTATTCCTGCCGAAACAGCCGCCGACGCGTTTGACAGCTTGCCGGAAGATATTGCCCGCGCCTGTAACGCGGAAGGCGGCCTCGTCCGCTTCGATGCAAGCGCCGGCACCATCGCCCCGGTTGAAGCTGGAAGGGCACCGGCAGGCGCGACACTCGGCTTTTGTCCGGCTCCCGATCCGTTCGCGAAAGCTGACCCGAAGGCAGCAGCAGCAGCGTCGTGGAAGAAAGTCACCGGCCAGCTTAACGCCGAAGCGGATCATTCGATCCAAGCTTGAACGAAGGCGGCGGCCCTTTGGCCGTCGCCAATTGGAGGCGCGACAATGCAGCTTTTTGACCAAGCGGACGATCCAAGCTGGCCCCCAGACCCAGCAAGGCTCGATTTGAATGACCCCGATTTTGTTACTCCTCAACAGGCTGCGGCGCTGGCGCGAGTGTCGGAGCGCACGCTGTGGCGCTGGCTCTCCGAGCGGCCAATAGCCGTGAAAGTCGGCGGGAGAGTTTACGTCAGCCGTCGAAGGATGTTCGGTGGGTGATGGGGCGGCTTCGAGCCGCCCTTTCGTTTTGTGGCAGTGCTTGTCGCGTCCTGTCAGGCGATTTCCTTATTCGGTTTTGGCATTGTCGAGGAAACAAACCACCTTGCCGGAGCCGCCACATGCTCGACCTTCTGCCAGCAATTCTTGACGCTTTGCCCGCCGCCGCTCGCCTCAAATTGGAACGGCTGGCCTCCGATCGCGACGCGGCACATGCTGCGTATCGGGCAGCTTCGGATCGCGAACAGGAAGCGCGCATCGAACTCGGCCGCGTTTCGGGGCTGGCGCAGCGGCAGAAAGAGGCCCAACAGGGCTTTAGCCTTTCATTTCAAGGCGGCGAGCAGAAGGAAGACGCGGCAGACGCAGAGGCGCGGGTTGACGCTCCGGTCGAGGCCGCAAAGCGGGCGCTGCAAGTCGCTGTCGATGCACGCGACCGGGCAGCAGAGCGGCAGGCCGCTTTTGCCTTTCTCGAAGGCGTCGAAACTTGGCTGCGCCGGACGGCGACACCGGGCGCACCGTTCCGGGAAGCGAAGATCGATCCCGCTCTAGTGAAGGTCCGTGGCGATAGTGCCACCGAGATCGCCAAGGTCCGCGCTCGCATTGAGCGGATCGAAGCCGACTTTGCGAAGGTTGAGGGCGCACCGACGCCGGCTGCGGACCTCAAGGCACGCGCATTTGCGGAGATTGACCGGATCGCGGATGCAGGCGCTTTGACGGTCCATCCAGCATCGCGCAGCGGCGAACCGCTCGGCCTCGCTCGAAAACTCGCGATCGGAACGGGCAACAACGGCTCGATAGTCGGGACAGGCGGTGCGGATGTTCTTGTCTGGTTGCTTCGCGACCAATTGAAGGCCGCCGTAGCCTCGCAAATCGATGCGCTCCCACAGGAGAATGCGCTGTCCGACGATGCCCGGGAAGCCGAGTTTCGTGCGATTGCCGCGGAGCGGCTAGACCTAGAGCGTTTGGAAGAAGCTTACGTCACGCAAGCCGAAGCCAACGGGCAGACGATCACGCGCCGTTACGACCTCGACCCACGCGCGTTTCTTGAAATCGAAGCTTGAGTTTACGCATCATGGTGGCTTGCTTCACCAATACTATGTCGACAGAGCGGGGGTGGACCAGCCATTCCGCTACCTCCGCTCCGGTGTGCGAGCTAATGGGTTTCATTCATGCCCTTGCTCCGGCCCGCACGCCAATGCGGGGATCGCGCATAATCGCGATCCCCGTTCATTCAGAAACATCATGGCTGACCGTAAAAGCGCGAGAGCGCGCGGACGTCAAATCGGTATCGACGGGGTGACCGTGCGCGTGGGTGACCGCCTGCGGGGCGAGGCACCCCCACCCCCTTAGGGACCGTACCCCAAGGCCAAGGCATGCGGTGCCGCCGCAGCCCCGAATTTGAGCGTTTTTCAGCTTTCGATTTTCGGGGTTGGTGTTGGTGTTCCGGCTTTCGAAAAATGACAGGAAAAGGCATGACCGATTTCAACGATTTGACCCTTACAGCCGGGCAGATTGCTTCACTTCTGACGCTGTCGATTGAGCGTGTCAGGCAGTTAGTGAACGCGGGCTATATCCCTCGAATTGGCAAGGCCAAGTATCCTGTTGTCGGGGCGGTCCAAGGCTATATCCGCTTTTTGAAGGACGAAGAAAAACGAACTTCGAAGTCGGCAGCCGACGACAGTTTGAAAGCCGTGCGACAGCGCGAAGTCGAACTCCGCATCGCCAAAGAGGAAGGCCGTCTCGTCGAAATGGACGACGTCGAGGCGTCGTTTGCTGCGATTTTGGGAACTCTTCGAGCCGAATTGAGCGGTGTTCCAGCTTCGGTGACCCGTGATCCTGCTCTTCGGCGAAGCATCGAAGAGGCTCAAAACATGGCTTTCGGACGCGCGCAAGTGAAGTTTCAAGCCGTTAGCATTGATCTGCGTGCCGGGCGCGATCCGCTACGCAGCCAAGCCGAAGGGGAGAATTGATGTTTCATCAGCCTCCCGAGGGTGTTTGGACCCCGAAGCTGGTCGGTGAAATTCTCACCGAAATGACCCGCTGGCTTGTCACGCATGGCGGCCGGGTTGGCCCGGCTCGCCTGCGGTCGGCAATGCCCGAATTGCAGATGGAACTGGCTGATCGGGTTGCTGAGGGGTGGGGCAGCGTCCAATCTTGCGAGGTTGTGCAACGTCGTCCTTCTTACGGCCCCAAGGCCATTTCCTTGTTTGAGCGTGCTCTCGATTGGCAGGGAACGTATTTGCTGGAAGAGCGCGGCGCGGCCCGCGTTCTGGCTCTCTGGCTACGCTGCAAGATCAGCCGCTTGAAATTTGACGCCGAACTGAAAGCGCGCAACTGGTCGCGCGCAACCTCATACAGAAAACGAGACAGGGCGTTATCGGCGATCGCCCAAGGTCTCACCAACCACAACGAACCCCCGCCCACATGGTGGCGGCATTAGGAAAGGAAACCGAACATGGCTTGGAAAACTGTCACCCACGCGCTGAAATATCCTGTCAATGCGGGCGGTGCGACCATATCGGCAATCGTACTACGCGAGCCGGACGTTGATGCGCTGGAAGCTATTGAGGACCTTGGCATCGTGCCGGGCGAAACGCTCAAAGTTCGACAGATACGCGGAATTATCCTTGCTCTGTCCGACCAGCCGGACACCGTAATCGGCAAGCTTCATCGCTCTGATCTTTCCGAGTTGGGGAACCTCCTTGCCCCTTTGTTATCGGCCGAGGAGGTTTCGGCAGTAGTTTGACCGATCTCCTCGAATGGCGGCGCAACCATGGCGACGAAATCGTCGCCTATGTGTCGCACCTTCTGGCAACGCCATTCCCGACCGTCCGACGGACGCCGATTAGCCTCCTGATACGCATGGTTAACCAGCTTCCGAAATTAGCCCGGCTGGGGGGCAGATAGAGGTGAAACCCGATGACAACTCTTAGTTCAACGCTTGTCGTGCGTTTGCTCGATCAAGTATCGCAACCGGCCAAAACGATTTCGCACGCTCTTCTTGGCATCCAAGATGCGGCCGGGCGAGCTACAAATCTGCATTTTGCTGATCGATTACAGAGTGCGCTTGAACGGAATAATCGCGCCCTTGACGCTTCTCGCGGCAAGCTGTTCGAGGCTGTTGCGGCAGGGTGGGCGCTTAAAGCCTCGCTCGGCGCGGCGGTTACACCTGCTGTCAGTTTTGAAGCTGCAATGGCCGATATCGCGAAGGTGACGGACTTATCCGACGAGGCTATTACCGCATTGGGTAAGACGCTCCGCAACATCGCCGTAACTGAAATCCCCATGTCTGCGACCGACCTCGCCGCCATTACGGCGGCAGGGGCGCAGTCGGGTATTGCTGATAGCGATCTTGTCGCTTTCACTGCGATGGTCGCCAAGGTTGGCGTTGCATGGGGAACCGCGGCCGCTGAAACCGGCGATAGTCTGGCGAAAATTAAGACCGCCCTTGGCTTGAGCATTCAACAAACGCAGCTTTACGCTGATGCGATCAACTCGCTTTCGGACGAAACGGCTGCGAGTGCACCGGATATGGTCGAATATTCTCGCCGTGTTGCCGCCGATGGCAAGATCGCCGGCTTTGCAGCAACAGAGGTTCTGACTTTTGGTGCGGCAATGATTAGTGCGGGTGCCGCGCCGGAGGTCGCTGCGACCTCCATGCGTAATTTTGCTCGTGCTCTGACCAAAGGAAAGAGCGCCACGAAGGGGCAGCGCAAAGCGTTAGAAGAACTCGGCCTTACCGCCGAGGACGTAGCAAAGCGGATGCAGATCGACGCAAAAGGTACATCGCTCGACGTCCTGTCCCGCATTGCTGCGGCACCGGCCGAACAGCGAATGGCGCTCATGTCTGCAATCTTTGGCGACGAAGCTCGCGCCCTCATGCCTCTGCTCGCCGATCTCCCTCGCTTGAAAGAGATGCTTGCCGAATATGCCGAGCAGGCAAAATATGCGGGATCGGCCAACGCCGAGTTTGAGCGCAGATCACGGACAGCCGAGTATGCCATACAGCGGATGAAAAACGCTGTTGTCGAGGTTGCTATGTCTATCGGAGACACATTGCTTCCGACGATCAAGGATGTTTCCGGGGCGTTCGTTCCGATTGCACAGCGGATATCTGGTGTCATCCAGCAATTCCCCGAATTCACCCGCGCCGTCGTCATCGGCACGGCTGGCCTGATTGGCTTCAAGATCGCCCTAACCGGTGTCCAGTACGCCGCGCTTCTGGCGCGCGGTGGGCTGATCGCCGCCATCATGCCTTTTGCGAAATTCGGCAAATGGGCGAATGTGGCCGTGACCGGCGCTATCGGCCTGCAAACCGCGCTCGCGGCGATGAACGGGGCGAAGCTGACGGGCTTCCAGAAGTTTACGACCGGCCTCATGGGGTTGGTTCGCGCCATCCCCGGCATTGGAATGGTCGGTGCGGCTCTCAAAGGTATCGGCGCAGTCGTGGCGGGCATTTCGGCTCCCGTGGCCGCCGTCGTGGCGGCTCTCGTAGCTGGCGGTGTGTTGGTCTGGAAGTATTGGGATCGTATCTCTTCGGTTATGGCCGGTGTTGGCAGGGCGATAGGCGAACAGCTTGCCCCCGTTCTTGAGACGATCCGCCCGGCGCTCGATTGGCTTGCACCAATCGGCAATACCATTGCGTCGGGATGGAATAGCGCCATCTCCGCGCTGCAAGCCTTCGGAAACTGGCTCGGCAGTTTTTTTAGTCAGGAAGTCCTTACTGATGCGCAGAAGGCCGAATGGGAGCAGGCAGGTCACGACGCGGCAAATCGCATGATCGAAGCAATCAAAAGCGCCTTTGCCGGTCTGGTTGCATGGGCCGCCGAGATCGGAGCGCAAATCGGTGATGCTATCGCGGCGGCAGCAAGTCGGGCGGTCAATCGGGTGAAAGGCTGGTTTGGGTTGGGCGACGCCGACGCCGCGCAGGCTCCGAACGGAAGTATCACCGACCGGGCCGCCGCAAACAATGCTGGCAGCGGAATGCCGACCTACGACCTTGAAGGGGCTGCATCATCTATCCAGTCAATTCAAAGCGAAGCGCCGTCAATTCCTATTCCCACGCCGCGCCCCGCCGAGGCTGGTGCAGCGGCAAAGCAGACCATGGATGGCTATAATTCCGCCCTCTCGAACGAACTTTCGGTCGCCGAACAGAAAATTGACGCGTTCATGGCGCGCATCAAACAGAAGATGGCAACCAGCTTGACGCCGACAATCCGGCCGAAGGTCGATATGTCCGGCATTTCCGGCGCTCATGCCGACATAGGAATTGAATAATCCTGCCGGACAGCGGACGGACAACGAAGCGGACAGCCGGACATTTTGTGTGTCCGGCTGTCCGTGGCAGGATTAGATTGCGACCCGCAGCGGAATATTCGACAGAAACACTCGCTTGTCAGCGTTCGTCACGCCAGCTTGCGCCAATGCCTCGACGATTGCTTCACGCACTGTGCCTTGTACTTGCGATGGTCCAATAATCACGCGCTTAATCAGAGCATCCGGTGAAATGCCTGTCAAACTGTCGCCGTCCAAATGGACGTCTCTCATTGGCAGTGTGTAAATCTTTTGCGGCGCACCGCCGACGCTCTGCGTTATAGACGGGATCGTTCCCTTGTCCCGCATCTTTGGATTGAAAATGATGCGCCACTCCTTTTCCTCACGGAAGCCGGGATGTTTCAGACAGGTCACGCCGAAAGAGAACATGTTGAAAATATAGAAACCGATCATTTCCGGATCGATCGACTTGAGCCAATTCCTATTAGTCTCGACGTTTTGAATTATCTGGTCGATCTCTCGACCAAGCTCCTCGTCGGTATGATAAGCAACCGGGCTGGTATAGGCAGCGAGCACGTCGCTTGGCGTAAAGAATGGGGCCTTGTTCAAGATGACCGCCACGCCGATCGTATTTTGTCCGTATGCTCTCCACATGGACAGCCGGCCTATTTTATTTTCAAGCTCATCATGCGCAGTCATGCAGGCGATGTATGTGTGCGCGAGATGATTGTCCAAGTGGCTCCGGAATGTCGTCAACGCCTCATTGGTTGCATCGGGATTGATACTTTCCAGCGCGGCTTTTAGGCGATCATTCCGATCGCCTTCCCGAAGCGCCGCTTCAATACGGTCGTAACCGTGATAAATTTCATCCACGTCATTCATGACGCGAGCATTACGCATCCAAATTTTGGGCGGATTATCGTCCGTAGCGCCCCGGAGAATGTCCAAAAGCGTGGCGGCCGACGTGTAATGAGCGAAGTCGATGCCGTCGTTGCTGACAACTTTTTGCGTTTCCCGAAACGCGTGCGGCATAAAGATCGAAAAACACCGCATCATTGCGTCTTGCATATTTTACCCCCTGCATAGCCCGTTGTGTCTAACGATACTCTATTTGCATGAGGCCGGATGATGTCGCGAGGCTCAAAACCGAGTTATCCGCACAATTAAAAGCTGTTTGGACGGGAGAAGCTTCTCAACCATGGATGAGGAGGCACCCGACAGGTGCCTCCCTCCGGTAATATCAATCGACGATGCTGTCTTTTTCGTCGAGCAATCGTAAAAAATCGGATTTGGTTATCGTTGCTGAAAGACCACGTCGGAACGGCCACAAGCTGCGCTGCACATATTTCCAGCGAACTTTCAGTTTAATTTTTGCTTCACCCGGCAGCCCGGCAAAAGTGCTCGTTTTCAAAAGCGCAAGATCAACCGAACTGTTTCCGGGAACTACGAGCGTGATCCTTCCTTTCACAAGCGCTGTGACGATCGCACGAGTATCGGAGCCGGTTGACAATGATAATGGGTTGCGCTCGCTTCCCCCCTCCCAACAAATTAGCAAGGGCCAGTTACTGCGGTTCTGGACAACGAGGAAGACACGCTTACTTGACGAATTCGGATAAAGCGCATCCGCGCGCAGGTAGCAGACAGGCGTCTCCTTGGCGATCTTGTCCCATACAACACTTGCCCCCGTCAAAATCCCTATAAGAGCGCCAACGCCTTTAAACCATTCGAACAGTTCCAA